TGTAATCCGGCTTCGCTTGCCCGCGATTTGGCTTATCTGGAACAGAACGGTTATCAGGCTGAAGTTGCCCAGCCGGTAGATATGTTCCCGATGACGGTGCACGTTGAGTGCGTGGCATTGCTGGAGAAAAAATAAATAGAACAGCCCTTGAAAATGGCTTATTTGCGGCATTTTCAAGGGCTGTTTTTATTTTCGAAGTAGAGAGACTGGAGATTTTATTGGTGTGTTTTTAGAATATATTTGATTTGCTTATTGGTCAGAAGTAGAAAAACGGTGTGGAGTTTCGCCAAGAGTGTTTAATTTCTAAACAAAAGATAAAACCTTATGGCGAAATGAAGTTAGCTTAAACAAAAAGATTTTCACATTTAAGCACGTGTAGTGCGTCTCTTGATGTCATGTGTGGTTGACAAATAAGGATGGGAGGGTTTATAAATAGGGAGTTTAAGGGATTTCTGAATTTGATGGTATAATAGCATAGATTATGTAAGACCTGCAAACCCCGTTTTATTTGTCGACGGAAACATAACGACCGAAATTTTGAAGGTAAGGTTGAGTTAACAGGGATAGATGTGGTCTCATGAATCATTTTAATTACAGGCTATCTTTTTCATGTTTTTAATAAACCATCAATTTAAAATTGATAAAATGTGAACCCTCTTTAATTCAACGGTTTTCTTTGTTTCTATTCTCCGATGCTTACAGGCGCCAGAAATGAAATCTCATAATCATCTTCTATGTATATGTGTAAACTCAATTTTTAAACAGATCTTTAATCGGTAGATCATTATACCCTTTCCAGACATCCCATCCATTTTTAGAGCCGCCTAATATAAATTCTGCGGCAGTACTAACAGATGAAAATATTTGTTCTTCTAGTAAGATGTACTTTCCTTCTTCTTCGACAATAATTTCTGAAACGAATAATTCCTCGCGTTTTGTTTGCGCGCCCAAAGTATATGCAGCAACATCAAGATTGATCTGAGAATTAGCAAAAACTCGAACAGCGTTATTAATCTCTAAGTACCCTGTTGCTATTATTTCTCCGTGCAATGTAATTTTAATATTTCTATCAGTATCATCAATGGTCTTATAATTTTTATCATATGGGAATAGAGCGAGGATACTGTCAATGATTATTTGTGAGCGATAATCAATTTCCTCAAGTCCCCATCTATTGAGAGAAATAATATATTGATTCATTTTTATATGGGACGTTTCTTGTAATACCTGCTTTTTGAAAGTAAATGACTTATTGCCCATCTTGGAATTATCAGAGTTTGCTACTAGTGTTAGGTTACCTATTCGATGAACATAATCTAAATATTTTTCTTCATCAATAGCAACAATTTCAGTCCAGTCTTCACTCCGCGTCTGAGGAAGCACATGCTCTATACTTAAATTATCAAAATTCAAACCGACAGGATTATTTTGCATCTCGATTTTTTCCAGTAGCCATCGCATGTGCTTAAACGTATATGAATTTGCAGTCAATAGATATGAGCGAATTTGCTCATCGTCTGGCATATATGATGATTTTTGGCGAGTATCTTTAATTAGATGCCGTTTGCAAATGTCAACAAAATCCGAATATCCATATTTAGCACATGATTCCAAGACGTTTTTAAGATATGTTGGGAAAAAACGAGTGATATCACTTGTATCTTGTCCAACGATATATCGTCTAATCAAATATGTATTAATTAATTTCAAGGTTTGCTTGACCTGCTCATCATTTATTAATCCCTTGCGGTGTAATTCAAACAGCTCTATAACAAAAGGAGCAGGCATTTCGGATTTCATTCTGCGGAAATCTTCGAGGTTGGCACCAAGAATATCCGTGTTTTTAGAAAGATAAAGACGTTGAAAATGTCTTGCATAATTAAGAATATCTTTAAGTAGATCATCCTCCGAAATGGTAATTCTACTTTCAACCCAGAAAGACTGAAATTGCTGGTAAAGACGCTTTTGATTAGTGAATGCTTGTCGTTTTGCTGCCAGATAGAACCGGAAAAAGCTTTCCAGTTTTTTTGATTCGGTAAAAATTATTTCTAATTTGCGCCATACATCTTGATATAGTTCTTCTTGACGGTCGTTATCTTTGTTCATTAAAACATAATTTCGTATTAAATCAGCTGCTGTAAGTTCCATTCCAGTCGAGTTGATACTCTCAAATATTTGCTGAGCATCATCATGCAAATCCAACATAATGTAGACGATATACAGACGTCGTAAAGCATTAACGATGGTTTCAATATCCCTAGAAAGAAGTAATCCTTTAAAATGTATCTTAATTGTTTGGTAGTTTATCAGAACTCGTGAATTGGATTCAATATTATCTAATTCGCCTTTAGCAATAGCTTCGAAAATATCATCATCAGAAACAGAAGGCTTTAAACGGAGCTTATATTTCTCATCGGTGTTAATGTTTTCTAAATACAATGAGGTAATGGAATTAGCAATCATAGACAGACCTGCTTCTTTGGCAAGATCGCGTAATGCATAGAGCATAAGAAATACGGTTGTTAATCGTTGTTGTCCATCAACAACAGCGCGTTCTTGCCCTGTCAAACTGTCTTTTGTAACAACATAGACTACTGAACCAATAAAATGCTTCTTATTGGCGTCTTTTAACAAAGCGTCAACATCGGAAAGTAGCTTTTTTATCTGGTCATCTTTTTTCCAATTGTAATTTCGTTGGTATACAGGGATTATGTATTGTGCGCCGACACTCTTTTTAATGAAATCTTCTAAAAAACTAACGGCTTCCGCTTTCATTTAAACCTCCTTATTGCGCTTTTGACGCATTTATTGCATACAAAATAGTATTTCGGATTTCAGTAATTTTGCCAGCTAATCACTAATCTTTTTTTGCTGGAAGTATATTCTGCTTTTGCTTGGTTGTCAGCAAAACTTCAGCAATATATTTATTTTATCATATCAAATAATGTATGACACAGGAATAATTAAAAGATATTGGTAAAGCGAAGGGTTAAACTTGTTTATATGTGAAATGTACTACTATTAATTATTGTTTATGTTTATTCATAGTTAAACATATAGAATACAAGTAATTTATTGTTGTTTTAGCTTATTTGTGATAAAATTTATATTTGAATTATAGTCACTAGTCCGCTGGCGAGGTGAAATAAATGAATGAAAAATGGTCAAGCCTGGAAGAAGTTGCTGAATACTTAGGTGTAACTAAAGATACTATTCGCAACTGGATAAAGAAATCAGATATTCCGGCCCGCAAAATTGGGCGTCAATGGAAATTTAAGCTTTCCGAGGTGGACGAGTGGGTTAAGAGCGGAAAAAGTGCGTTGATTTAAGCCTACTCCGCAAATAAGATGTTTTTTATCTTTGAATGGCAATAGGTGTTCTTACAAAAAAATGTTGCATGGGGGCAAAAGAGGATGAATCCAAATAAGAAATATGGTGTAGTTTATACACCAAATAGACTAGCAAACTTTATAGCCTCCCTGATAATAAGCGAAGCTGATAAAGATAATTATAAAATAGAGACGGTGTTGGACCCCGCTTGTGGTGAAGGAGCTTTACTTGAAGCAATGAAGCAATTTGGGGATAATACTGTAAAGTATTATGGTATCGATGTGGATAAGGAAGCCATTTCTGAGTTATCTCAGCAAATAGATGAAAGAACTGAACTTTTCTGTATAGATGCGATACTCCCACCAAAGATCAAAGGGCATACAGCAACATATTGGCGAAAAAAATTGCCGTATATATCTGCCGTTATCGCTAATCCACCTTGGAGTTCAGAAAAGGTATATGATAGGCAACAACTGACCGAGGCTGGTTTTAGATTAAATGCTGGTCAATACGATAGTTACGTCCTTTTTATAGAGTTGGCATACCAGATTGTTGACAAGGGAGGATATTTTGGATTTATTATACCGGATTCTCTTTTTGATAGTCAGAACGAGCATCTGCGACGCTTTCTAGCAGAGAAGACTCAAATTCGGGTTATTGCACGATTAGGTGAAAAAATATTTGATGAAGTTAATAGAGCGACATCTGTAATTGTATGCAAAAAAGGAATTCCTTTAGAAGACGATGTTGCAATGTGTTTTAGATTAAATACTGAAGATCGGAAGCAGTTTCTTACTTCCAAGATATCTCTGGAATGTTTTTATGACAAAGAAAAACACCCAGCTAAACAGGCTCGGTTTCTTACAAATGAAAGCTGTAATTTTGATGTTGATACACGAAAATATGAAGAAGATTTACTAGCAAAAATCAAGGAAAACTGTATAGATTGGGAGCATACTTTTATCTTTGGTCGTGGGGTTGAGATTTCAAAAAAAGGAGAAATAGCTATCTGTCCTATGTGTGGTCATGCGCAAGGGTACACAAAAGCACAAATGACGGATGGGGAAAAAGAATGTCTATTTTGTAAAAATGATTTCCTTTTGAATGCAACTACGTTGAAAAATATCATCCAGGAAAATCCATTTGATGATTGTGAAAGAATTTTAGTTGGAGAAAATATTAAAAGATATGGTATATCCGGAGAAAACTATATCTCCATGAATATGCCAGGAATTAATTATAAAAATTCGGACTTATATATTCCACCCAAGCTTCTAATTAGAAAAACTGGATTGGGAATATATGCTAGTGTGGACTATAGTGGCGGATTGACGAGTCAAACAGTATATATAATTCGATATAGGCAAGACGAAGATGCGCCTCCACTTGAGTATTATTTAGCCTTATTAAATTCAAGAGTAGTGTACTATTATTACCTTAAGGTATACGGTGAGAATGAGTGGAAGTCCCACCCATATTTCACTAAGAAGATAATTTTTTCATTACCATTAAAAGCATATTCGGGTGATGAAATTGACAAAGAGATTGTAACATTGGCGAAAGCACTCTCTAAAAAATATACCTATCAAAAGGATTTGAAATTAGAAAAACTTATTATGAAGCTTTACAACATCACACCAGATGAATGTGATATTATTGCGGAAGAAATGAGGCGCTTACCAAATTTGAGCGCAATTAATGGAATGAAATTTGAAGGAGCCAGCGGTGTATAGATACATTGGAAATAAAACAAAATTACTGCCAATAATTATAGATAAAACCAAGGAGTTGATTGGAGATACTGGCGTTGTTGCTGATATTATGGCCGGCACGGGGTTAGTGTCTTTGGAATTCAGAAAGCAAGGTTATTTCGTAATAGCATCGGATGTTATGACTTATTCCTATCATCATTTAGTAGTAAATTTGCTGCTTAAGGAATCACCTGTATTTTCTGGACTGAAAGAAATATCGCTTAATGGTGTAACTCCTTATGAATCAGTTTTAGAGTACCTTAATTGTCTGGATTCAATAGAAGGTTTTTTCTTCAATGAGTTTGCTCCTGATGGAAAACCTACAAGTGGTTGCGATCCACGAAAATATTTTACAACGGAAAACGCTGCAAAAATAGATGCAATTAGGGAACAAATCAATTTTTGGATAGATAAGAAGATGATTACAGAAACCGAGGCTTCACTCCTAAAGCATACACTCATTATGGCAGTTAATAGAGTGGCGAATATTTCTGGAACGTATGGTTACTTCTTGTCGAACTTTAAAAAGAATTCTTTAGAACAATTAATGCTTACCCCCGTTCAATTTGATGAAACTGAGAATATCAATCACAGGGTTTTACAGGGGTTTGCAGAAGATTTGGCGAAAGACATTACTGCGGATTTGTGTTATATCGATCCGCCTTATATGAAAAGACAATATGCTGCGAACTATCACATTTTAGAAACAATTGCGAGAGGAGATTTTCCTGATGCTGTTGGGAAGAGTGGTCTGCGCGATTGGTGGGATCAGCATTCTAAGTTTTGTACAAAAACCCAGGGACTTGATTCTTTTGAGAGAGTAATAGACACAATGAACTGCGGGAAATTCCTTATTAGTTACAGCGAAGATGGCTTGTTTTCTTTGGATCAATTGGCAGAAGCCTTTAGCAAGTATGGAATGGTTGATGTCCAACATATAGATTATAATCGCTTTCGCAGCAACAACAGTCCATTGCCTAAGAAATTAAAGGAATATCTTATTACAATAATAAAATAGGAGGTCTTTAAATGGAATATATCGAAAGCATTTTTTATCGCAAAATCAATCCATCAGATTTCAAAAAAATGTATGACATCGATAGACCCACAACGGGTGGGGGGCAGACTTATCTTGAAGCTGCAGGAATAGACACCGATGATTTGACAGGTTTTCTTTCACTGGGAGAAATGTCAGATAGTCCACTGGAGAATGAAACTCGTCATATTTATACGATATCAGCTTATGTATTAGGTCAAAATGGTGACGCTTCAAAATTAGAATTTGCACCGCGTGGGGGTCGCAACAATTATCGTATTAGTCGTCAAACCATTCGCCAAAAGCACCCGGCTTGGGGTATAGACAATGGCTTTCCAGAACCTAACAGAGGTGAAGATGGAGAGTATTCATCAGAAGGCGGATTTGCAGGAATTATTGACAATTTAATTATTACGATTTTTAGGACAAGTTACAATAAATACTATGCAAGTTTTATCGATACAGATACGCTTCCGGCTATATGGCCTCAAGGAATTGGAATGGATAGTATTTTTGAAGGCGAAAGGCGCGGCATATTAGATATTGCCAAATACCAAATTCCATTCACGAATCAGAAAGAAAATCCGTTTGGAAACCCAGAAGAGATTCCTGCGAACGCCGATAATATCGCTGAAATCAGGGTGTTAGGAGGATGTAACACACTTCTTTATGGTGTTCCGGGCGCAGGAAAGAGTTATACAGTTAAGACAGAGTACTGTAATGACCCATTGAGAATGGAACGAGTTGTTTTCCACCCGGATTATACTAACTCTGATTTTGTTGGTCAAATCTTGCCCAAAGTCTTGGAAGACCATATCTCATATGAGTTTGCTCCCGGCCCCTTTACAAAATTATTGGAGAAAGCGTATAACAATAGCCGCAAGGAGTATTACCTAATTATAGAAGAAATCAACAGAGGTAATGCTCCAGCGATCTTTGGTGAGGTATTCCAACTCCTAGATCGTGACGATAAAGGTGAGAGTGAATATGGTATTACAAATTCTGATGTGGCCAAAATTGTATATGATGATGAGAACCGCTCGGTAACATTGCCATCGAATCTAAATATTCTTGCAACAATGAATACCTCTGACCAAAACGTGTTTACCCTTGATACTGCATTCCAACGCCGTTGGCATATGCGTATGATTGAGAATGATGTAACACGTGCAGAACACTCAGGTACAAAGATTCTAGATACAAATATAACTTGGAAAACATTTAACCAGATTATTAATGCTCAAATCCTGGAGAACAGTGTAGGCGTCTCCTCTGCGGAGGATAAGCGTTTGGGTGCATACTTTATCGCACCAGCCGATTTGGCATTCAATCCAGATGAAGATGATATAGAAAAAGATGAGATTATCCGAAAAAAAGCCGCTGCTAACAACAGTCGATTCCCGGAAAAGGTATTGAAATACTTGTGGGACGATGCATTCAAATTCACTCGCTATTCTCTTTTTGCTGATCAGTACCGCAGCCTTGAAGAAGTGGTGAAAAAATTCAACAGCAGTCGTGGTCAAGAACGGTTCTCCATTTTTAAGCCGGAAATATTTGCTCAAGCAAACAATATGGCTCAGTGACCAATAGAGGAGTGAGTGTATGGCAGCAATAGTAGAAAATGACCTGAGACAGCGTTGCCGTGTTACAACTAACCTGGAAGGAGATACTTTTGTAGGCATTAAATCGGAAGGGGATGGAATTTCGGTTTGCTTCCCTATAGGATACCGACTACCGGACGATGATAAAGAACTCCGACAGGACGTGGTCAAACTAATCACGGTACTTTCCAAATATGCAAACCGTCAAGACCAACGACTACCGGTTAATCAGATGAAAAGACCGGAAACCGTTGATTTTCCTATTCAAGCCTATATGTCCATCATCAGTAATTATATGGGAAATGGTTATTACGCGGAAAACGAAGTGCGTTACAAGGAGAATCGCCGGGGAAAGATTAATTGGGCAAGAACAATAAAACACCAGAAGGCACATCCCCAAGGCAACTCTTTTATATATTTGGATTACATAGTAAAGGATTCCGTTTCTAATGATGAGAGCCTTATTTCTATGGTTCATGAGTATTGTGTGTATGAGAGTTTTCAGAAATTGGGATGGCTCTACACAGCGACGATGCCAAAGGAACCTCGCTTACGAAGATTTGATAAGCCTATGTTCACGTCGGTGGTATATGACAAGCTGGGACAAACCTTTAATGACACGCACAAGGAACTATTCAATAGTATGCTTGCGATAATAAACTTCCTAGGCGAAAAAGATGCACCTGAACAGTTTTACTTCGGAACAGAGCGTTTTGAGTATGTATGGGAGAAACTGATAGATTTCACCTTCGGTGTGAGTGATAAAAAGCACTACTTCCCCAAGACAACCTGGCATTTACGCAGTGGCAGACAAAGAGATAATGCTGCTCTAGAGCCAGATACTATTATGCTTGTGGGGAATAAAATCTATGTTCTTGATGCCAAGTACTACAAATACGGTATTACCGGATTTCCTGTACATCTACCGGAGTCCTCTTCTATAAACAAGCAGATTACATACGGTGAATACATTGCTACTGAGCAGAAGTTCAAAGATGAGTTCGGTGAGGATATTACCGTATACAATGCATTCTTAATGCCGTTTGATAGAACAAAAAAGTATTTTCCAACACCTTCAACGATGAAAAATATTGGAGAATCTACTGGAGATTGGAAGGGAAATGATAAAGAATACGAACGCGTACAAGGTATTCTTATTGATGTTCGATCCCTCATGCACAATGTGATGAGGCAGAACCACGGTGAAATTCTCCGACTTTGTAACGAAATTGAACGTGCTTTTGAAGAAGAACAAGCACCTGCTGCGACCGATCCTCTTGCACCACAAGAAGCGGAAGGCATAGAAATAGTAGTTAATATATAAGAATGGCGAGAGTTAGCAATCAAAGCTGACCCTCGCTTTTCTATTGGTCCTGTTTTTTCTGCCTGTGCCGCCTTTGTGATGCAGCATTTCGGCATTTATCATCACAGTATTTTTTCTTACTGTTTGTGGTACTAACTCTAAAAAATCCTCCACAAGCGGAATTTTCACATTGCCTGTATATCACCATGTTTGAATCCATATAGAAAAGTGAGAAATAAAGTCCTGCAATGTAATCTGGTATATACCATGAAGCGGACATTTTATTAGTATCATAGTCTGGTGTTATCGCACTTATTGCATGGTCAATTTCCTCTTTTATGGTTGTTTTGGCTATTTCAAGAAGTGCCGATTTCATGGAATTATTGAAATTTTTACTGAATTTTTCATTGGCATCATACCTTGAAAACTTTAATACGCCATTAGGCTCAATTTTGCTTATTGGAGAAATATCGTTTTGTAAATGAAAAAAAAACTCTACTATCTGTCTTTCTCGCGGCGATATATCAATAGAATTTTTGAATAGGTGCCTTATTTCGTGATAAGCAAAATCATTTACATGAAGGGGATTGCCATTAGAATCCTGTGCACCAAATTCAGGATAGTAGTCGACAAAAGCCAATGAGTAGGGACTTCCATTTATGCTGTCAGGTATAAGAAAATACTGATCTGTCATGCTGGCTTCCTTAGAAGGATACACAGGTAAATGATTATCAGAAGATAAATCTGTGTTATTAATAAGCTCCAACATTTTGTGAGGACAAGTGTCATAGCTTGCATGTTCCAAAGAATTTATGGTCACCGGATTGCTGAAAAGCAGATAGCAGACAAGATACAGAATCGCCATATAATCCTTGTGCGGTTCCTGAATTTTCGCCATCAGCTTAATGGTATATTGCGTTCGGCGCAAAATTGCAAATAGTTCTCCAACTTTATAACTCTCATAACTGGAAGATGAAATTGGAATGATAAACCCATACTTTTTGAAGTAGTCGATCAAGCTTTCTAAATCATTATCTGATATTGAGAGCAATTCATCTAAAACAGCATCAGTTGTAACAGATCCTGCAGAATTTATACGAACCATACCACGCTGTGGTGTGTAAGCGAATCGTATAGGTTTTGTGGGATTACTTTTTATTCTTAGCTTTTTCAATTCTTGACCGTTCTCTGTATGATTTATATCCACGAGACAGTCGCATTTATAGTTTGTAAATGTAAAAAGGTTACCTGACATTGTCAGAAATTCCGTGTTCGATAACATGGCAATTCCTCCCAAACTTCATATATAAGATATTATATAACCTTTTTCGCTATAATACAAAATATCGTAAGATATAAAATAATAGATATTTAATATTTGTAAAAGTAAATAACTAATTAAATAAAACTTTTACAACAAATTATAAAAAATAATAGATTATTTTGGAAATGTTATTATTTATGGCTTCGCCTTACAATTGGTATAGGTCGAGGGTAACCATCTCAACAGAGCACTGAACAAGGAGGTTAAGATGATGAAAGATGTAAAAAACAGTGCAGGGAAACTTGTCTGCCGAGTTGACGCTGATGCAAAATTGGTTGAAATCGTACATAAGGGACTCATGACAACAATCCGATTCCTTCCAAATGGGGAAATAGAAGAAATTAACAGTGCGGTAATTAAAGCTACATCGTAACAATGAACATGAAGAATCCACAGAGCTACAAGACGGCCAGGATGAATACCTGAATTTGAAGGGTGTTCTCTGGCCGTCTTTTTATTTTTATAGTTTCGCGAAAAAGTTTTTTTAACTATGAAATGAACCTGCATAGTTAACTTTTATTCTTTAACCACAGAGCAAAGGGGGTGAGGAAGCGATGGGACCTAATGAAAGACGTATGGAAATTATGGAAACTCTCTGTCATAGAAGACATGAGACTATGGCGAATCTGGCGTTTGAATTTGGAGTCAGTGTTAGAACTATCAAGAATGATATTGACCACCTGTCGCTTTCCTACCCAATAGAAACTATATGTGGACGTTACGGTGGAGGTGTGAAGGTTGCAGATGGTTTCTATATGAACCGCAAGTATCTGAAACCAGAACAGAAGGAATTGCTGGAACGGCTCAGTGCACAGCTGTTCGGTAATGACCTTGCCATAATGAACAGCATTTTCAAAGACTTTGCTCTGAATCAATAGCTACGGGATACACCCCGAATGCAGAAAGGATGGTGAATGCAATGAAAAAGGTTTTTGTATGTTCTCCCTACCGTGGAGATATCGAGAAGAACAGCAAGAAGGCTGCGTACGTTGCCAAAATCATATGCGGCTGTGATTACATCCCAGTGGTACCGCATCTTTATTTCCCTCAATTCCTGGACGAGGAAGACGAGTTTGAGAGAATCCGTGGTATTGAACTTGGCATTGAGCTGATGAAGGATTGTGACCTTATATGGCTTATCGGCCCAAGCATTACAAGCGGGATGGAATACGAACTTGAAGCCGCAAAGGAAATCCGCATCCCAGTAAAGATGTACGATGAGCAACTCAGACAGATAAATCCTAAAACTTTGATGCTTGATGAGCGTGTGGATGACCACTTCCGCAGCGTTGTAAAAGGCTTGAAATTTGAATGAAAGGATGAATAGCAATGAGTGAAATTTATTTGACTTTGGCTGACGGATTCGAAAAACTCGCAGCCGGATACCGTACCTTGGCGGCTAATTCCGCCGAAGGTCAAAGCATAGAACAACCTCCTGTAGCTGAACCCCAAAAAGTAAACAAAATCAGTATCGAGGCGGTACGTGCCGTTCTTGCTGAGAAAAGCCAGGAAGGCAAAACCCGCGAGGTCAAGGCGTTGCTGATGAAATACGATGCAGGAAAGCTCTCAGGGGTGAAGCCGGAGGATTATGAGGCTCTTCTCAAAGAAGCCGAGGTGCTTTAATGGGAGGCCATGCAAGATTTTCTCCTTCGTCGGCAAATCGCCGTTTGAACTGTCCTCCGTCTTTGGTGCTTGAGGAGCAGTTCGTGGAAGAAGAGTCCCAATATGCAGCAGAGGGTTCTGCCGGCCACGCGCTGGCAGAGCATCTCATCAAAAAGCACCTTAAACAAAGAAGCAGACGTCCTGTTTCCGATTATTACTCGGACGAGCTGCTCGAAGCCGTGGATGAATATGTGTCTTATATTATTGGCGAAATTGAGGAAGCCAAGCGGATCTGCAGCAGCCCGGTATTCACTGTTGAACAGCGCGTGGATGCTTCGGACTATGTGGATGAATGCTTCGGTACGGCGGATATGGTCATTGTCACCGATAAGGTGGCGCATATCATTGACCTCAAGCTGGGCAAAGGCATCCCGGTCTTTGCGGAGGAAAATCCGCAGCTGATGATTTACGGACTCGGCATCCTCGGTATGGCAGAAATGCTCTATGATGTGGAAATCGTCCGACTTACCATCTTTCAGCCCCGCTTGAATAATTCAAGCACCTGGGACATTGCTCCGGAAGCCTTGAAGGCTTGGGGCGAGGAGGTGTTAAAACCCAGAGGCGCTATGGCACTAATGGGAGCTGGAGATTTCAATGCGGGTAGCTGGTGCCGCTTCTGCAAAGCAAGAAGTCAGTGCCGTGCCAGAGCCGAAGAATTCCTTGCCTTAGCAAAGATGGAGTTTCGTCAGCCTGCCTTGCTCTCTGACGATGAAATCGCAGAGGTGCTGAAGATATCTGACGATCTGGCAAAATGGGCCTCCGATGTCTATGCGTTTGCACAGGACCAGGCTATCGTCCATGGGAAAGAGTGGAACGGCTTTAAGCTGGTGGAAGGTCGCAGCAACCGCAAGTATACAAGCGAGGACGAGGTGGCAGAGGCCGCAACGACCGCCGGATACACAGATATCTATAAACGCTCACTGGTGACCATCACAGAGATGGAGCGACTTATGGGCAAACAGGAATTTACCCGTATTCTCGGACGCCTGGTGTACAAGCCTCAAGGCAAGATCACATTGGTGCCGGTTTCAGATAAAAGAGAAGCAATCAATAAAACTACCGCTGCGGCGGAATTTCAGGAGGTTTCATTATGAACAAGAATACGTCTGCTACTAAAGTCATCGTACCATGCCGTTTTTCCTATCTTCATTGCTGGGAGCCAGACTCCGTAAACGGCGGTGATCCAAAATACAGCGTTTCGGCTATTGTGCCGAAGAGCGATACCAAGACAGTTGAAGCCATCAAGGCCGCCATTGAACAAGCCAAGAAGGACTCTGCTTCCAAGTGGGGAGGTAAGATTCCAGCCAATCTCAAGACTCCGCTCCGCGATGGCGACATCGACCGCCCCGATGACAAAGCCTACAAAGGCTGCTATTTCCTCAATGCCAACAGCCGACAGGCTCCCCAGGTGGTGGATGGCAAAGTACAGCCCATCCTTGATCAGAGTGAAGTGTACTCCGGCTGTTACGGTCGCGTCAGCGTAACCTTCTACGGTTATAACTCCAACGGCAATCGAGGCGTTGCAGCTGGCCTCGGAAACATTCAGAAGCTCAAGGACGGCGAAGCCCTCGGAGGACGCTCAAGGGCAACGGATGATTTTGGTACTGTGGAAGATGAAGATTTCCTGGCTTAACGTCGGAAAGGGGGCGGTAGGCAACTGCCGCCCTTTACATACGAGGAGCGGATACCATGAATTTATCAATAGACATCGAGACCTACTCGGATGTGGATTTAACGAAATCTGGGGTCTATGCATATTCGGACAGTCCAAACTTTACGGTATTGCTAGTCGCCTACGCATTCGATGCTGAAGAAACGAAAATAGTGGACTTGGCGTGTGGTGAAAAACTGCCGCAGGAGTTCCTTGATGCGCTCGCCGATGAAAGTGTGATAAAGACAGCTTTTAACGCAGCATTCGAAAGGACCTGTCTTTCAAGATACCTGAACAAACCCCTCTCTCCTGTTTCCTGGCAGTGTACGGCAGTGCAGTCGGCGATGCTTGCACTGCCACTGTCCCTTGAAGGTGTGGGCGGGGTTTTGGATATACAGCGAAAAAAGCTGAAGGAGGGAACTGACTTGGTCAGGTATTTCTCCATTCCATGCAAACCCACCAAGGCAAATGGCGGCAGGACAAGGAACCTGCCGGAACACGCACCGGAGAAATGGGAACTGTTCAAAACCTATTGCATCCGAGATGTGGATGCGGAACGAGAGATACGGTGGAAGCTGCGAAACTTCCCAATCCCCGGCAGCGAGATGGAACTCTACAGGCTCGACCAGGAAATCAACGATAGGGGCATTCTTGTTGACTGTGATTTGGTATCTCATGCGGTGGCGTGTGACCTTCAATATAAAGAAATGGCAACCACAAGGGCCTATGAACTGACAGGACTTAATAACCCCAACTCCGTCACCCAAATCAAAGGTTGGCTTTCAGGTCATGGAGTCGAGGTGGACAGCCTTGATAAAAAATCAGTCAAAGGGCTTATGTCCGAAACGGACGGTGAAGTGTTAGAGGTTTTGAAGCTGCGGCTCCTCATGGCGAAGACCTCGGTCAAAAAGTATGAAGCCATCGAACGCTCCGTATGCTCAGACGGTAGGGTCCACGGTCTGCTTCAATTTTACGGGGCCAACCGCACTGGCCGTTGGGCGGGAAGGCTCGTCCAGGTTCAAAACCTCCCGCAGAACCATCTGCCTGATTTGGCTCTTGCCAGGAGCCTTATAAAACAAGGCCGCTATGAGGATGTGGAATTGCTCTTTGATTCTACTCCCGGTGTATTGTCAGAACTGATCCGAACCGCCTTCGTGCCAAAGCCTGGTACCCGGTTTATCGTGGCGGACTTTTCCGCCATTGAAGCAAGAGTGCTCGCGTGGTTCTCCGACGAGAAATGGCGGCTTTATGTGTTCGACAGCCACGGCAAGATATATGAAGCATCTGCATCGGCTATGTTTGGTGTTCCTATTGAGGAGATTACCAAAGGCAGCCCGCTTCGGCAGAAGGGCAAGATTGCTGAACTGGCTTTGGGTTACGGCGGATCAGTAGGAGCTTTGACATCAATGGGTGCTTTGGAAATGGGGCTGACCAAGGAAGAATTGCATATACTCGTCAATCAGTGGAGAGGTGCTAATCCCCACATTACCAAGTTCTGGTGGGATGTGGATGCAGCCGCCACCACGGTGGTTCGAGAAAAGAGGGACATGGTGGTCGGCAAGGTGTGCTTTTTCTACAAGTCCGGCATTCTGTTCGTCACACTGCCCTCAGGCAGAAAGTTGTCCTATATCAAGCCGAAACTCGAAATCAACAAGTTCGGTCGGGAGGGGTTGACCTATGAAGGGATTGGCGAAAGCAAGAAGTGGCTGCGCATCGAAACCTACGGCCCGAAGCTTGTTGAGAACATTGTTCAGGCAACGAGCCGCGACCTTTTGGCGCTCGCTATGCTCCGGCTCCGAAACAGTGGCTTTGAAATTGTGATGCATATTCATGATGAAGTTGTGCTGGAGGTGCCGAAGGATTACTCAAGTGTTGAAGAGATATGCAGGATAATGTCGGTCAATCCCGACTGGGCGGCAGGATTGCCGCTTAGAACGGATGGTTACGAATGTGATTTCTATAAAAAAGATTAGGAGGATTAAATATGTTTGCTGCAAGATTGAAAAATCTTCGCAAAGAAGTCGGATTTACACAGGTAGAACTTGCGGAAAAACTAGGCGTTTCAAAGGGTACCGTTGCAATGTGGGAAACAAGAAGAAGAGAGCCAGGAGTTAAAAATATAAAGCGTCTGTCTGAAATACTCAACAAGCGGATAGATTACCTTCTTTGTCTTTCAGATGATGATTCACTGTTAGTTAAGGTAGACAAAGCAGAATCGTTCGACTTGTATACGATACGTTTACCAAAAACAATGGAGAAACTGATGGAACACCATCCGGTCACGGGTGAAAAGACCACTTTAAGAGAGTTAGCAAGGGCAATAGGCATTAGCGCACGGATAGTCAGTTTGTATCTTTTAGGGTCTAAGCAGCCAGAGGCACTTTGTCTCTTGAAAATGGCAGGGTATTTTAATGTATCTACAGATTATCTGTTAACTGAAAAAGATGATTTTTATAAAAAGATTAGGAGGGTCAATGATCATGAATAAGATTTCTATTTTTAGAAACAGCGAGCTCCCACGTAAAGAAGCAAACGTGTTTTTAGGTAGAGTTTATGCAATGGAGTATGGAGACTTATTGAAGATAGGTACATCGAAAAAACTCAAAAATAGGGTTAGAGCTTTGAAAAAGCAAGGTGAATATTCGGGAATTGTGATTGGAGAGATTCTATTCACATCGCCACACACAAACTATAAAGAAAATGAAAAACAACTCCAGATAACTTTTTCTGAGAATAGGATTGGAAACACAGAATTATTTGATTTGAATATTTACGACTTCATTGAGCAAGTAGGAAAACTGATAGCTGTCGATGATAGTTCTGCGTTATTCGAAAAAAGTGAAGCTGTTTCAAGTCATCTCATTTCAGTTGTTACTAACAGGTGTTGATGAGATGGGAATCAGCAAATACAATCCCGAAGGCTATTATGACCCAACCGCATACGAAGGCCTCCGCAATACAGAAGCGGAGGCCAGAAAACTAAAGATTAATTATCCCACAGGATATATTGAGCTGAACCTTGATTGCTTTTTTCCCTGTCCTCTTGACAAAGCCAGAAAGGTTTTTTCACTGATACACAGATATTCATCGGGCGCGGATAAGGATAGACTGCTTGCTTTCCTCCATGGTTTGGAACGTAGATATTTTACCCAGATGCAGGAGTATGCCTATAAGGCAACATCCCATTCGGCGAAATCGGAGGAATGCCGCGAGTACTCTTTAAGGTTTAAGGAAGCAAGGCGGCTCCGTCAACGAACTGCAAGAAATATAGAGCTCTTTACCGCAGGGAGGGAAGGCAAATGAAAATAAGGCTTTGTACGGGCAATTCCCGTATGGACAAACGCTGGAATCTGACGGAGATGGAGCTGGAGGATTTCCGTGACCGCATATCAACTACGCACAGAACCGCCGAGACGGTTGAACAGTACAAGAAACTCAGCAAGGCCAAGCAGGATGAAATCAAGGACGTGGGAGGCTTCGTACTTGGAACGCTGAAAGGCGGCAGGAGGAAAAAAGACTGTGTCCTGACCCGCTCCGGGTTATGCCTGGATATGGACTACGCACTGCCAGACACCATCGAACAGATCGAGATGTTCTTTTCTTTCAAGTGCTATTTCTACGCCACCCATAAGCACACGCCGGAGAAGCCGCGCCTACGCCTTATTATCCCACTTGGCCGAGAGGTATCGCCTGATGAGTACGCTGCGGTAGCAAGAAAGATAGCGGAGGAAATCGGCATTGAACTTTTTGACGATACCACCTATGAACCGAGCAGGCTGATGTACTGGCCGTCTACCTCCGCTGACGGGGAGTTCGTGTTCCGTGAGATAGACGGCGCTCTTCTCGACCCAGATGCAGTCCTTGCCAAATATAAGGATTGGCACAATTCAGCTGAATGGCCTGTTTCCAACCGGCAGCAGACCGTGGTGCAGCGTGAGGTCAAGAAACAGGCTGACCCGCTGGGAAAGCCCGGAATGGTCGGAGCGTTCTGTCGCACATACTCTGTGACGGATGTAATTGATATTTTCCTTACTGATGTGTACCGAAAGAGCGCAATGACCGGCCGCTACGATTATATACCCGCGGACTCTCAGGCGGGTGTGGTCATATATGAAGACAAATTCGCATACAGTCACCATGCCACCGATCCAGCTTGCGGGCATCTCATGAATGCCTTTGATGTAGTGCGCATCCATAAGTTCGGCGATCTGGATGCCAAAGCGGACGAGGGTACAGAGCCGTCCAAGCTGCCGTCCTTCAAGGCCATGCAGGAGTTTGCCGTTGCCGATGAGCAGGTGAAGATCAGTCTTGCCAAAGAGCGTGTGAGCCAGGCTATGGCAGAATTCGATGCGGTGGACGAGGATAACTGGCAGACCATTCTGGAGCTGGATAAACAGGGGAGGGTCAAGGATACCCTTACCAACATAGCCAACATCATCCGCTATGACGTCAATCTAAAATCAATAGTTTACAACGAGTTCAAAAGTATGCTTGATGTGGTGGGAGAATTACCGTGGAGCCAGGTGCGCCCCGGTTGGGGAGATGCCGACCTTGCCTGTGCAAAAGTGTACTTTGAGCGGGTATACGGGATCTGGTCACCCACCAAGTTTAAGGATGCGCTCTTGGCAGTGGTATCGGCAGAACGCACCTATCATCCGATTAAGGAATACTTGGCAACACTTAGCTGGGACGGCGAGGAACGTATCGACACGCTGCTCATTGACTATCTCGGCGCGGACGATACCGTCTTCGTAAGAGCCGTTACCAGAAAGACCCTCTGTGCCGCCGTTGCCCGTGTATATGAACCCGGTATCAAGTACGACTCCATCCTTGTCCTTAATGGCCCGCAGGGCGTGGGCAAGTCCACCCTTTTTGCCTTGCTTGGCAGACAGTGGTACTCGGATAGTCTGTCCATCTCGGATATGAAGGACAAGACTGCCGCCGAGAAACTACAAGGCTACTGGGTTCTGGAACTGGGCGAACTGGCCGGCCTTAAGAAGGTGGATGTGGAAACAGTCAAATCCTTCATTAGCCGCACAGATGATAAATTCCGTCAGTCCTACGGCGTCAATGTGGAAAGCCATCCGAGAAGCAACATCATCGTGGGTTCAACAAACGCTGAGAGCGGCTTTCTCCGCGATATCACGGGCAACCGTCGGTTCTGGCCTGTACATGTTACGGGCAAGGCAAAGTACAATGCCTGGGACTTGACCGAGGTCGACCAGATTTGGGCGGAGGCCATCGTGAAGTACCGTGCCGGAGAGGAACTGTTCCTTAAAGGCGAAGTGGCAACGCAAGCATATGTTGCTCAGCAACAGGCAATGGAATCCGATGACCGCGAGGGTATCATCAGCGACTACTTAGACCATCTGCTGCCGGAAAACTGGGATAGCATGGATCTTTATCAGAGAAGAAGTTTTCTGGGCGACCGCGAGTTTGACGGCGCAACCACAATAGGAAACGTCAGTCGCGACAAAGTCTGCGTGATGGAAATCTGGTGTGAGTGCTTTGGCAAGGAGCGCCAGAATCTTAAACGCACTGATTCCTATGAAATTGAAGGGATTTTAACCCGCATTGGGGGGTGGCGGAAACTGACCTCCAATAAAACAGGAAAAACTTATTACCCCCTTTACGGCCCGCAGAAAACCTTCGTTCGTGAAAAGCAAGGCACAAAAGTGGAGAGATAGGCACATGCCTATCGTTCCATAAAAACCAATGGCACAGAGATAGGCATAGTCAAAAAGATAGTAAAACTGGGTGCGCTGGAAGCTTTGTGCCTATCGTGCCTATAAAAATCAATAATGAGCAATAAAAGTATATGAATATAAGAAATAGGCACATGCATGTACGCATACACGCGTATAGGAGTTTTTAGCTTAGGCACGGAACATAGGCACAAGTGCTGAGAGGAGATATCCTTTTGCGAGAAAGTGTAATAGAGAGAAAATTGGTCACCGAGGTAAAAAAGCGTGGCGGGCTGGCTGTCAAATTCGTATCGCCCGGTCTTGATGGAGTGCCGGACCGTCTTGTTCTATTCCCCGGCGGCAAGATGGCTTTCGTGGAACTGAAAGCCCCCGGTAAGAACATGCGGCCTATACAGGAGAGACGGGCAAGGCAGCTAACCGCTTTAGGTTTTCGGGTCTACTGTGTGGACAACAATGAAATGATTGGAGGCGTGCTTGATGAAATACAAGCCGCATAGTTATCAGGAATATGCAAAGGAGTTCATACTGGCACACCCGGTCTGCTGCCTTATGCTAGACATGGGACTCGGCAAGACAATTATCACGCTTTCGGCATTATGGCTGCTTGCTTTGGATAGCTTCGACACCGGTAAGATCCTCGTCATCGCCCCCAAGAGAGTAGCTGAAGATACCTGGCCAAAGGAGATGGCAAAGTGGGAGCATTTGACAGGACTTACATTCTCTTTGGTGCTTGGCAGCCAGAAACAGAGGGAGGAAGCCCTTAACAAACGTGCTTTTGTTTATATCATCAACCGAGAGAATGTATCGTGGCTTATTGAAAACGACCAATGGGATTTTGACACCGTGGTCATTGATGAACTGTCCAGCTTCAAATCCAATAAGGCACAGCGGTTCAAAACCTTGAAAAAAGTCCGTCCGAAAGTGCAGAGGGTCATAGGGCTTACCGGCACTCCGGCACCAAACTCGCTCCTTGACCTTTGGCCGCAATTGTATCTGTTGGATATGGGTCAAAGGCTCGGGCGATTCATCGGTGGCTACCGTGACAGGTTCTTTAAGCCGGATAAGCGTAACCGCGAAATTATTTATTCCTACAAACCCCGTGACGGTGCGGAGGAAGCTATTTATGAACTGATTTCCGATATCTGCATTTCCATGAAAGCCGTGGACTTTCTTGATATGCCGGAGAAGGTGTATAACCGCATTGAGGTTTCGATGGATAAGAAGGAGCAGCAGCTTTACGACCGTTTTCAAAAGGATATGGTTCTTTCACTTGGTGGCGAGGATGTTGACGCCATCAATGCTGCCGGCCTTTCAAACAAATTGCTGCAGATGGCAAATGGAGCGGTGTATGGGGAGGCTAAGAAAGTTCTGCATATGCACGATAGAAAACTGGATGCCTTGGAGGATCTGATTGAAGCCGCCAACGGCAAGCCGATCCTTGTTGCTTACTGGTATAAGCACGACCTTGCTAGAATTCGTGAGCGGTTCGATGTGCGAACGATTGATACCCCGGAGGATATTGACGATTGGAATGCTGGGAAAATATCCGTGGCTCTGATCCATCCGGCTTCGGCGGGTCACGGTTTGAACCTCCAGGAAGGCGGCTCCACCGTAGTATGGTTCGGGCTAACATGGTCTTTGGAACTGTATCAGCAGTTGAATGCAAGGCTTTGGCGGCAGGGTCAGAAAAACACCGTGGTGATTGCCCATATTGTTACCCGCGGCACTCATGATGAAGATGTGATGAGGGCGTTGGAAAGAAAGGATATGAGGCAGTCGGCTCTGATTGCTGCGGTCAAAGCCAGGATTGGAGGCGCATCATGAACGAAAGGATAGAGAAAATAATGCAGGATTATCCGCAAATGGTGATGGAACGGACTTGTTTAGAAAATCAGATATTGAACTTTAAAGGCATCACCGGAACCGAAATGATAGAATCCATGTATTTTACGCAGCCGGAGGGTGAGCGAGTTCAGGCTAGTGGTGTTTCTGATAAGACTGCCCGTATTGCCATAACATACAAGAACAAAATGGAACGTATCAATTGTGAGTGGCGGGAACATTTAGAGAAGAAACATTCTATCCTTGCAGAGGACCTGATTTTTTTCGAGTCGGCCATTCTTTCCTTGAGCGGCATTCTCCCTGATTTTATTTCCGATATGGTCATCGAAGGCCTTACCTGGGACGACCTAGCTGATAAATACCATGTCAGCCGGACGATGGTAGCAAAGTACCGCAAAAAGGCAATCCGTGAACTGGAAATTCTGTATGCCATCCATGACCAGGAAATGGCAGAATATATTTTGAGGTGAATGCAATGTGTAAAAGAGGAGATATTTATATCGTGGATTTCGGAAAGAACATAGACACGAGAAAACAGTGCGGAATCCGTCCTGTGGTCGTGGTTAGTAATAACAAGGCGAATGCCTATTCTCCAGTTATCACCGTTGTGCCGCTCACTTGCCAAATTCACAAGAAACGGTTTCTGCCAACCCATGTGTATATTCCAGTAACTGCAGGATACGGACTCAGCTTTAGAAGCCTGGCTCTTGCTGAACAGGTGGAGACCATCGACAAAAACCAACTTCTTGAGAAGAAGGGTTATATTGCTAGCGATGATATTATGGGGAAAATCACAAAGGCGATACAGATACAAATCGGGGTGTTTATGGAGTATAATTGATTGACAGCATTATCTGGCGACCGGCAGTATCTGATTTGAAGTAAAAAATTAATATAATGCAAATTTATAAAGATATTGAAGCAAGAAGAGAGAATATGATAAGTTGAGGGGGCGAAACTATGGATTTTTTATTTCCGTTTGGGCAAAAAGTTAATAGATTAGAGCAACAAGACAAATCTCCTAAAGAAATTTTTGTTTTGGGGGTTTATGCAAGTGCTGTTCATGCAAAATGGGTTTGTGATGGTGAAACCGTCTGCCAAGCATTAGCGGTTGCAAGTGAGCCTTATATATTTTGGAACGGTGATTTTGATGAAGCAAAACGAATCATAAGTGCGATAAAAATTCCTAGGGAAATTGGGAAGCTAATTCCTGCCAACAAAAATCTAAATGGGCCTTCAGCCAAAGTGCTCGAAGATAATATTTTGAAACCGATAGGGACAACTCGAAACAATGCTTGGTTATGTGACTTGTTACCCGAATCCAGAATAAACCCTAATCAGTACAGAGTGATCAAGGAAAAGTACAATCCTTTTATAACAAAGTATAATCTAAACGAAGTTACTGTTCCTTTGGAACAAGGCGAGTTTTGTGATGAAAATAGGCGGAAAGAAGTCACCAAGGAAATTAAAGCGTCTAAAGCACATAAGTTGGTATTGCTTGGTGATATTCCGATTAAACAATACTTGAAATATGTCTCCAATATTGATTTTGGTAGTTTGCGTGAATACACCGAGAAGTACGGCTATGGCACTCCGTATCCAACGGTTATTGATGATATCGAAATTGACGTTATTCCCATATCGCACCCGAGACAAATCGGTGGGCTTGGTCGTTCAAACCAGTTTTGGTTTGATGAACATAAAAAATGGGAAGTGAACATGGAAAACCGGACATAGTTCTTGGCCATATATAATTTAGATTGTTAATTGGTGTACTAAAGGTGTACTAAAGGTGTACTAAAGGTGTACTAAAGGTGTACTGCTTTTTCATTTCGTCCGCGCTATACTTATAATTGCCAGGAAAGCATACAGAGTCTGGGTTCTTCCCCAGGCTCTTTTTCTTTGGCCGGATGCGGCTTTCATCCTTTCACGCATCCGTACATATGAAAGGAGAAAACAATTATGCCGAAAAGACCGAACATCCCATGCAAGCATTCCGGCTGTGCGAGGCTCATTTCTTATGGATCGCAGTACTGTGAGGAACACGCGACGATGCACCGTCACGACGTGAAAGGCACGAAGGAAAAAGGATATAACAGTCGCTGGCGTGCGGTAAGAGCAAGGTTCTTAAAAGCACATCCATTGTGCACAAAGTGCCTTGAGAACGGGCGACTTGAGAAAGCAGCAGTGGTGGACCACATTGTTCCCCATCGAGGCGACCGTAAACTATTCTGGGATGAAAGCAACTGGCAACCATTGTGCAAATCCTGCCACGATACAAAAACAATGACCGATGACCGGTACCAGGAATTCAAGTACTGACCCCAGGGGCGGTCTGAATCTCTGTGGCCCGTCAGCGCCAAGACCGCCGCCCCCCTTCGCGTGAAAAATCGCGGAATTAACAAGGGGGGATACCCCAAAAGCCCCGGAATACCTTGAAAATTTATAAGAAATAGCGAAAGTGCCGTGAAATAAGAGTTTTTTTCACTGTTGGTTCCCGCCGCTTTCGCCGGATTATTACCGTAAAGGCTGTAAAACACTTGCTCAAACGCAGGGTTTTTCGGTCTTTTTTCATGCAAAATTTCAGTGAAAGGATGTGAAGCAGTGACCGATTTTCAAACAAAACAGATACGGGAACTTCGTATGAGAGGAGTCGGATACCGGGCCATTGCTTCGGTTGCAGGTCTTTCCCGTGATGTCGTTCGCAACTACTGCAAGAGCCGTGGCCTTGATGGCTATGCCACGGAGTTGACCGTGAATATGAAAGAACAGATGCAGCAAGGCAAAGCCTGCTTGTGCTGCGGTAAAGATATCAAGCAGCCGGACACGGGACGGAAGCGTAAGTTCTGCTCGGACAAATGCAGACGGGAATGGTGGGCAGCACACCCGGATGTCGTGCAGAAAAAGGAAACAGCATTCTATAAAAATGCTTGTATCTACTGCGGCAAGTCCTTCACCGTCTACGGAAACAAGAACAGAAAATACTGCAGCCACGAATGTTATGTCCATGACAGATTCTGGCGAGCGGAAGAGGGTAGAGCACCGTATGTAAGCCCTGCCCGGTGTGAGGAGGTAAATCATGAGTGAAATGAAGTGGCAGTCACTGTCGGCGGATGTTCTCCGTCCGGCGGCATACAATCCCCGCAAGAAACTGAAGGCGGGAGATAAGGAATACGAGAAAATCAAAAGCTCCATTTTGGAGTTCGGATATGTGGAACCCATCATCGTCAATTACGACATGACGGTCATCGGCGGCCACCAAAGGCTGACGGTGTTGAAAGACTTGGGATATACCGAAGTGCAGTGCGTAGTTCTCGAAATAGAGGACGAAAACAAGGTCAAGGCGCTGAACATCGCCCTCAATAAAATCACGGGAGTATGGAACGAACAACTCCTTGCCGATCTAATCGTGGATTTGCAGACGGCAAATTTCAATACGGATTTCACAGGCTTTGAAGCGCCGGAAATCGAGCAGCTTTTCTCAAAAGTCCATAACAAAGAAATCAAGGAAGACGATTTCGATGTGGACGAGGCTCTGAGGAAGCCGACCATGTCGACAAAGGGTGACATCTGGCTGCTCGGCAAGCACAGGCTTATCTGCGGGGACTCCACATTGCCGGCAACCTACACTGCTCTGATGGATGGTAGAAAAGCAAATCTTGTGGTTACCGACCCGCCCTACAACGTAAACGTGGAGGAAACCGCCGGGAAAATTCAAAATGACAATATGCCGGATGCGGATTTCTATAAGTTCCTGTTTGCGGCCTTCGTAAATATGGAGCAGAACATGGAGAGCGACGCTTCCATCTATGTGTTCCACGCAGACACCCAGGGGCTTAACTTCCGCAGGGCGTTTGCCGACGCCGGGTTCCATCTTTCGGGGTGCTGCATCTGGAAGAAGAACGCGCTGGTTCTTGGCCGTTCCCCATATCAGTGGCAGCACGAGCCGTGTCTGTTCGGCTGGAAGAAAGGCGGCAAGCACCAGTGGTACACCGACCGCAAGCAGACCACCGTCTGGGAATATGACCGCCCGAGATCCTCCAAGGAGCATCCGACCATGAAGCCGGTGGCCTTGATGGCATACCCGATCCAGAACTCCTGCATGAGCAACTGCATCGTGCTTGACCCCTTCCTCGGAAGCGGCTCCACGCTGATAGCCTGTGAGCAGACGGGACGCATCTGCTACGGCATTGAGTTGGATGAGAAGTTTGCGGATGTCACCGTGAACCGCTTTGTGGAAGCCGCCGGAGACTCATCCAGTGTGTTTTTACTGCGTGACGGGGTCCGCGTTCCCTACGATGAAGTCCGAAAAGCAGCGGCAGATACAACTGAAAATACAGACAGCTAAGGCGTGGAGTGTTCCGCGTCTTTTGTTTTTGAAAGGAGCGGACAAACATGACTGATACAAGGCAATTTACTTTTATTGATTTCTTTTCCGGCATCGGCGGTTTTCGACGCGGGCTGGAACTCGCTGGCATGAAGTGTGTCGGATTTTGTGAAAAGGATAAATTTGCGGTGCGGTCATACCGTGCCATGTATGATACGGAAGGAGAATGGTATGGAGAGGACATCACAACACTCCGAGCGGATGATATTCCTCAAGCAGATATATGGACTGCGGGAAGTCCTTGTCAAAACCTCTCTATTGCAGGGGGCAGAAGCGGACTTCACGGTGACCGAAGCGGACTCTTTTTTGACTTCGTTGACCTCGTCAAAAGCAAAGCGGAAGAAGATAAACCCGAATGGATTATCCTCGAAAATGTTAAAGGTCTTCTGTCAAGCAATTCCGGATGGGATTTCCTCGAATATCTCTGTGAACTGGCCGAAGCTGGGTACGATGTCCAGTGGCAGATTTTCAACTCCAAAGATTACGGAGTCCCCCAAAACAGGGAACGAGTGTACACTGTCGGACATCTTAGAAGCCGAGGCGGAGGAGAAATACTACCTGTCGGCGCAGAAAGCTGTGGAAATCTTAAGCAGATTGTAGACGGCTGCCAAGGCTATCGTGTATATGACCCATCCGGTGTTTCCGTCACACTTGCAAGCGGTGCCGGAGGTCTTGGCGCAAAGACAGGTCTTTACCTTATCGACCAGTCCACAAGTGCACCCAAGATTACCAAGGAAGCCCGCTGCATCACAGCAAGGTACACGGCCGGTGCTACCAAGCGCACTGCCATGAACAGTGCCGTTCTGGAAGTAGACGAGGAAAACGGTGAGGAAACGGCCGTCCTCCGCTCAGTTCGCACAGATTATGGCAAGAGCATCCGACAGTCATATGAAAACGGAGATTTAAGAGAAAGCCGTCATAATATGACCCGCCTGGAAGCGAGAACCGATGGCTGCAGCAACACCATCAGCACCGTGGCAAAAGACAATCTTCTGATCAAAGCATACCCCGTACTGACTCCCAACCGAGTAGAGAAACGGCAGAATGGCCGCAGAATGAAAGCTTGTGGCGAGCCGATGTTCACACTCACGGGTCAGGACAGACACGGGATCATGCTTGAAACAAGTGAGGACCATGACGGACCGCAACGAGATCGCAACGAGCCGCTAAAACACAGCGACTGCGGCATCAATCTGAGAAACGCCACGAAGCAGGGCTGCCAGACAGCCTATCCGGGTGATTCGGTTGACCTCGCTTATCCGTCTTCCGAAACACTCCGCGCCAGGGTTGGACAGGGATTTGCCCACGCTCTGTCCTGTTCCGGTGCGGTCGGTGTAGTGGTATGGAACGGCAAGCTGGTGCGCATCCGAAGGCTGACTCCAAGGGAGTGCTTCAGACTCCAGGGCTTTACTGACGATCTGTTTGAGAAGGCAGCCGAGGTCAATTCCGATGCCCAGCTTTATAAGCAGGCAGGCAACGGTGTGACTGTGAATGTGGTATATGCCATCGGAAGGAAGATAGTAGAAATGAATTGATAACCATATGGGGATTGTCTTGACTTATGTGCCTTTCAGAGTGATGTATGTAGTACCGAAAAATAAAGGAGGCAGAGCGCATGATTATCAAGACAAATACGGATAACCGAAAAGCGCTGGTCAAGGCAATCAGCGAGTTCACGGGCGAGGAGCAAAGTTACCTCGGCCTGCCAAGCTATGCGTATCGAGTCGGCGAATTCACCATTGACCGCGCCGGTGCGATAACCTGTGAAACCGATGAGGGTTGTAAGAAATTGAAAGAGCATTTAACAGGACTCGGCTATCTTGAGTCTGAAGTTGAGGAATTGAATATCAGCGTTCCCACCGATGGAATGGACATGAACGCCCTTCGCAACCTGGTATTCATGCTTCACAGCAAGCAATACCTTTTGAACCGAGTCGTGGGGCGCGCCAGTTTTTCTGTCAGCGAGGACTTGGTTAAAGCGCTGGAAACGAACCCGCCTGAAACTAAAGAAGCGTTACTCGCTCTTTGTGGGGCGGACAGCGGTGAAGCAACAATCCAGGGCATGGCTTTTGACGGAGAGACGGTTACCTTCACATTTCCTTTTTCAGAAAAATCCGCCAAGAACAGAGCCTATGTGGAACTGGCGGCCTTCATGGTGGCACAGGCAAGGGAAGCAAAGCGGGTAAGCACCAAGGAGCAGAAACCTGAAAACGAAAAATACTACCTTCGCAGTTGGCTTTTGCGTTTGGGGTTTGCGGGCGAAGGCGGCAAGGTTTCAAGAAATGCGCTTCTTGCGGGCCTCAAGGGCCACACAGCCTTCAGAATTCCCGCTGATGAGGAGAAGCATAAAGCTCGTCTGCTTGCGAAAAAAGCGCGCATGCAGGAATAGGAGGATTCAATAATGAAAGCACTTTTCGGAAGAAAAATGGTCGATATCGAAGAATTAAGGGATGCAATCAGAAATGCTAAAAAAGAAGGATTTATTGGATCGGCTTATAAGGTTACCAAAGAGGTCGCACTTAGTGATATCGATTTTAAGAAATTCACAAATGACCTGCTTGATGACCAACCCTGGATTGACAAAGACGATGGCGGTTCAAATAAAAACGGCGAAATCCAGTGTATTAGAGTGCTCAACCTGCTGACAGGAGAGAAGGTTTTGGTAAACAGCGAAGGTTACAAGTACCCGAGATATACAGCAATAGAAGAATAAGAGAAGCAAACTGCATACAGCTTTCAGCCTGAAAAATAGTTGTGTTTATTCAAAAATAGTACTGGATATTATGTGCTTTTAGAGTGATATATAGTACTACCAGAAGGGAAAAAACACACATTTTGAAAGGGTGAAAACAGATGAAAACGCAGAAATTCGGGATTGAAATCGAAATGACAGGCATCACGAGGGAGCAAGCGGCCAAGGTTATAGCAGCCTACTTCCAAACAGGCGAAACCAATTACGTTGGCGGCACCTACCGCACCTACGAAGCCAAAGACTGCAAGGGCAGAGCATGGAAAGCCATGTACGACTCAAGCATTGTTGCCGAGAAGAAGGTCGGCGGTTCAATAACCTCCGCAGGGGATGAATACAAGACCGAGGTGGTCAGCCCCATCTTGACCTACGATGACATTGCTGATTTGCAGGAACTAGTCAGGCAGCTTCGGCACAAGGGCGCGATTGTGAACGCCTCCTGCGGAATACACGTTCATGTCGGGGCAGAGAGATTCACACCGCAGACCCTCCGCAATATCGTCAACATCATCGCAAGCAAGGAGGATATTCTTTACAAAGCCCTTCAGATAGACCCAAGACGCCTTCGTTATTGCAAAAAGACCAACGAGGAACTGCTTGAAACCATCAACCGCAGGAAGCCCCAGACAATGGCGCAGCTTGCGGACATCTGGTACGCAGAAGACCCTTATGGCAGAGACCGCCATTACAACAACACTCGCTATCACGGCTTGAACCTCCATGCCACCTTTACCAAAGGCACGGTCGAGTTCAGACTTTTCAACTCCACCACCCACGCAGGAGAGATTAGAGCCTACATACAGTTCTGCCTGGCGGTTTGCCACCAAGCCTTGACCCAGAAGAAGGCTTCCGCAAGAAGAACGGTCACCGATAACGAAAAGTACGCCTTCCGATGCTGGATGCTCCGCTTGGGACTTATCGGGAGCGAGTTTAAGACCTGCAGATTGCACTTCCTCAAGCACCTCGAAGGCAACTCGGCTTGGAGACAGGTTGCTTGAAGAAATTAGCCACAGGCACACCAAGGGCGGCGCGACCGCTCTTTAGGTGGTGAAAGGCATTATTGGCCTTTTGGAAAGGATGGATTGAAGCATGAAAACAAAATTCTACATCGCATACGGCAGCAACATGGATATACGCCAGATGTCTTTCCGCTGTCCAACGGCGAAGCTCATATGCGTATCGGAAGTGGAAGGCTACCGGCTGCTCTTCAAGGGTTCGCAGACAGGGGCTTACGCCACTATTGAAAAGGCGGATGGCTACAAGGTTCCGGTTATCGTCTGGGAAATCGGCGAGACAGATGAAAGAAACCTTGACCGCTATGAGGGCTTTCCAACATTTTACTATAAGAAAGACCTTGCCGTTTCCGTAAACGGCAAGCGGGAAAAGGCTATGGCCTACATCATGGATGAGCGCAGATCTCTTGGCGAGCCCAGCTACCGATACTACAAGGTGATCGAGGATGCCTACTCCGAGTTCCATTTGGATATAAACATTCTGGAAAAGGCCCTTGAGGACACCATTGCAGAGGGGGACGGCGATGTTTATTAAGCGAGAAATAGTCGAGCGTCTACGCAAGCAATACCCCGCTGGCGCCAGAGTGGAGCTTATCCGTATGGAGGATGAACAAGCGCCGCCCATTGGGACTCGAGGCACGGTGGTTGGTGTGGACGATATTGGAAGTATCATGGTCGCTTGGGATAGCGGCGGCAGTCTGAACGTGGTCTACGGCGCGGACTATTGCCGAAAAATAGATGAATAACCCTGTACCAATTATCTAGAAAAGGCTTCTTCGGAGGTCTTTTTTTCATGCATTAAAGCCAATGAGAGGAGGTGGGACTTATGGCACAGAGAGGAAGAAAACCAAAACCTACCGCCCTTAAGGAGCTGGAAGGAAACCCTGGCGGCCGGCAGCTGAACCAAAATGAACCAAAACCCAATAAAAAAGCCCCACGCTGCCCTTCCTGGCTTGAAGAGGAAGCCAAAAAAGAATGGAAGCGTATGGGCAAGATTTTAGAGCGGATGGGGCTTCTGACTGAAATGGATATGGCGGCCTTTGCGGGTTACTGCCAGGCTTATGCCCGTTGGAAGGAAGCCGAGGAATTCATCACCCAGCACGGCGCGATGATCCGCACCCCAAACGGCTATCTGCAACAGGTGCCACAGGTATCCATTGCCCAGACCAACCTGAAAATCATGCTGAAGTTCTGTGAACAGTTCGGTCTGACGCCGTCGGCAAGGAGCCGGATCATAGCGGGTGAAGGTTCTCTTGACCCAACCGATGAGATGGAACAGCTGCTTGAAGGTAGTTAATGATGCCGTACCAATACACACCTTCACCCTTCATGCTTGCGACTTCCCGTTATGATCAGGCGAAAGCAGACCGAGCGGTTGCCTTTATTGAAAACCTCCGCCACACCAAAGGGAAGTGGGCGGGAAAGAAATTTTTGCTGTTGCCTTGGCAGGAGCAGATTGTCAGAGATCTATTCGGGATTGTCGGAGTGAACGGCAAACGGCAATTTCTTACCGCCTATATTGAAATACCGAAAAAACAGGGCAAGTCGGAACTCGCAGCCGCCATTGCCCTTTACCTTTTATATGCCGACAACGAACCTAGTGCCGAGGTATACGGTGCCGCTTGTGACAGGTCACAGGCCTCCATCGTGTTCGATGTGGCCAAGCAGATGGTACAAATGTCACCGGCTCTTTTGAAGCGGTCGAAGATCACTGCCGCCACCAAGCGGATTGTAAACTATTCCAATGCAGGATTCTACCAGGTGCTTTCGGCAGAGACCGGAACCAAGCACGGGCTTAACGTATCCGGCCTTGTCTTTGACGAAATCCACGCCCAACCGAACCGCAAACTGTATGATGTTCTGACCAAAGGCTCCGGGGATGCCCGCGAACAGCCGTTGTTCTTCATTATCACCACAGCTGGTTCGGACAAAAACAGCATCTGCTATGAGTTGCATGCCAAAGCTATGGACATCAAGAATGGCCGAAAAAAGGACAACACCTTTTATCCTGTTGTATATGGGCTGACCGAACAGGACGATTGGAATGATGAAGCCAACTGGTACAAGGCAAACCCGTCTCTTGGACACACCATATCCATTGACCGTGTCCGTGAAGCGTATAAGAACGCGCTGGAAAACCCTGCGGAGGAAAATGTGTTCAAGCAGCTCCGCCTTAACATTTGGACCTCGGCAACGGTGTGCTGGATACCGGAGCACATCTATGAGCGGGGCAATCTCCTGATTGATATGGAGGACCTTAACGGCAGAGAATGTTATGGAGGGCTTGACCTTTCCAGCACATCGGATATCACCGCTTTCGTCCTGGTGTTTCCGCCGCGCATGGAGGATGAGAAGTACATCGTGCTTCCTTTCTTCTGGCTGCCGGAGGATACGTTGGAGCTGAGGTGCCGCCGTGACCATGTGCTTTACGATGTGTGGAAACGTCAAGGATACCTCCAAACCACCGAAGGCAACGTCGTCCATTATGGCTTTATTGAGAAGTTCATAGAGGAATTAGGTGAAAAATACCACATCAAGGAAATTGCCTTTGACCGCTGGAATGCTACGCAGATGGTGCAGAACCTTGAGGGCATGGGATTTACGGTCGTGCCTTTTGGCCAGGGCTATAAGGATATGTCCCCGCCGAGCAAGGAGCTCTACAAACTGCTGATGGCCGGTAATATCAAGCACGGCGGCAATCCTGTTCTTAAGTGGATGGCGCAAAACGTGGTTATGCGTCAGGACCCTGCCGGAAACATCAAACCGGACAAGGAAAAGTCTGTAGAAAAGATAGACGGCATTGTTGCCGCCATTATGGCGATTGACCGTTGCATAAGGAATAAAAGCGATGATTCCAGCGTGTATGACGAGAGAGGTATTTTGTTTCTATAATTTATTACACCTATGGTCGGAGGTGACTCATGAAAATACCATTTTTATCAAGAATATTTCAAACGCGGGCCAGCCCGAAAAACAGCTTCTGGGGCAGTGCCTACAGTTTTTTCTTCGGCACAAGCTCCAGCGGCAAGGCGGTCAATGAGCGGACGGCGCTGCAGACAACAGCGGTCTATGCCTGCGTCAGGATACTGGCCGAAACCATAGCTTCGTTGCCAATGCACACCTACCGGTATGCACCCAATGGCAAAGAAAAGGCAACAGATCATCCCATATACTACTTGCTCCATAGCGAGCCAAATCCGGAGATGACTTCATTTGTGTTTCGAGAAACACTGATGGGTCATCTTTTATTATGGGGCAATGCCTATGCCCAGATCATCCGCGATGGCCGGGGCAGAGTGGTAGGCTTGTATCCGCTGCTCCCGAATAAAATGCTAGTCAACCGGACAGACCAGGGTATTCTGTACTACCAATATGAAAAAGACGGACAATCCTATTTCCTTAAGAATTACGAAGTCCTCCACATTCCCGGCCTTGGCTTTGATGGCCTCATCGGGTATTCGCCCATTGCCATGGCCAAAAACGCCATCGGTATGGCCATCGCCACAGAGGAATATGGGGCTAAGTTCTTTGCCAACGGAGCGAATCCCGGTGGTGTCTTAGAGCATCCAGGGGTAGTCAAAGATCCGGCGCGAATCCGGGAAAGCTGGAACGCTGTGTATCAGGGCAGCAGCAATGCTCACCGAGTAGCGGTGCTGGAAGAAGGCATGAAGTTTCAAAGCATCGGCATACCGCCGGAGCAAGCGCAATTTTTGGAGACTCGCAAGTTTCAGATTAACGAGATTGCCCGTATCTTCCGCATCCCGCCCCATATGATCGGCGACTTAGAAAAATCCAGTTTTTCCAACATTGAGCAGCAGTCGTTGGAGTTTGTCATGTATACCCTGGACCCGTGGGTGGTACGTTGGGAACAGTCCCTGCAACGAGCTTTGTTCAGTGAAAGCGAAAAACGGCAATACTTCGTGAAGTTCAACGTGGACGGGCTGCTCCGCGGAGACTACCAGAGCCGGATGAATGGTTACGCCGTGGGCAGGCAAAACGGCTGGCTGTCCAGCAATGATATCCGCGAACTGGAAAATCTCAACCGGATACCGGCTGAACTTGGCGGAGACTTATATCTCATCAATGGCAATATGACCAAGCTTGCCGATGCAGGAGCTTTTGCCAAAAACAATACGAAGGGATTGGAGGGAAGCAAATGAAGAAATTTTGGAACTGGGTGAAAAATGAAGCGGGCCGCACCTTGTACTTTGACGGCTACATCGCCCAGGACAGTTGGTTTGACGATGACATCACCCCGAAAAAATTCAAAGCCGAGCTTACAGCAGCCACTGGAGACATCGCGGTTTGGCTCAATTCTCCGGGCGGCGATGTCTTTGCGGCCAGCCAGATCTATACCATGCTCAAGGAATATGAGGGCAAGGTTACGGTAAAAATTGACGGAATCGCAGCCAGCGCTGCTTCCGTGATTGCTATGGCCGGTGATGAAATTGTGATGTCGCCGGTGGCCATGATGATGATCCATAATCCGGCTACCGTTATTTTTGGCGAAGCCGCGGATCTCCAAAGCGGCATCAAGATGCTTAGCGAGGTCAAGGAAAGCATCGTCAACGCCTATGAGGCGAGAACAGGACTGCCAAGAGCAAAAATATCGAACATGATGGATGCGGAAACCTGGTTCAGCGCGCAAAAAGCGGTGGAACTAGGCTTTGCCGATCAAATCCTCTACGCGCCTGAAAACACAGATGCGTCAGAGGGTTTTATTTTTGACAAAATGACCGTTACCAACGCTTTTTTACGAAAGCTTCCGAAGGTAAAACCGGAGCATCCGATTACGCGGGCGGGGACGACGCATAAAGAACTGCTGACAAGGCTGGAACTTTTGAAATAACAAAACGGGAGGAATAAATCATGAATAAAATATTGGACCTGCGCGAGAAACGCGCCAAGCTTTGGGATAGCACCAAAGCTTTTTTAGATTCCCGGCGAAATGAAAACGGACTGTTGTCGGCCGAGGACACGGCCACCTATGAAAAAATGGAAGCCGATGTGGTGAACCTGGGAAAAGAGATTGATCGCCTGGAACGCCAAGCGGTTTTGGATCTTGAACTTTCCAAACCGACCAGCGCCGCCCTTACGAATAGGCCCAGTCAGCACCAGGAAACGGGAAAAACCGGCAGGGCTTCGAATGAGTACAAAGCGGCCTTCTGGAAAGCGATGAAGAACAAAAACAGCTTTGATGTGCAAAATGCACTGCAGGTAGGAACGGATTCTGAGGGAGGTTACCTTGTACCTGATGAATTTGAGCGCACCCTCGTGGAAGCCTTGGAGGAGGAAAACATCTTCCGGCAAATGGCGACAATCATCACCACCTCCTCGGGAGATCGGAAAATTCCGGTGGTCGCTACCAAGGGGACCGCTTCCTGGGTGGATGAAGAAGGGGTTATCCCCGAAGCCGACGACGCCTTCGGGCAGGTTTCCATTGGAGCCTATAAGCTGGCCACTATGATCAAGGTGTCCGAAGAACTCCTCAACGACAGCGTGTTTAACCTGGAGCAATACATCGCCAAGGAGTTTGCGCGGCGCATTGGCGCAAAAGAGGAGGAAGCCTTCTTTGTCGGTGATGGCACCGGAAAACCTACCGGCATTTTCAATGCAACTGGCGGTGCCGGAGTAGGCGTTACAACCGCCAGCGCAACGGCCATCACTATCGACGAAATCATGGACCTGTTCTACTCCCTGAAATCGCCGTACCGCAAGAATGCCGTATTCGTCACCAATGACGCGACCGTCAAGTCCATTCGCAAACTGAAGGACGGAAACGGCCAGTACCTCTGGCAGCCTTCAGTAACCGCAGGCCAGCCGGATACGATCTTGAACCGTCCGTTAAAGACCTCTGTCTATGTTCCGGGCATTGCGGCAGTTGCTAAAACCATCGCCTTTGGCGACTTCAGCTACTACTGGGTTGCGGATCGTCAGGGGCGGGCTTTCCAGCGGCTCAATGAACTCTTTGCCGCTACGGGACAAGTCGGCTTTAAAGCCACCCAGCGTGTTGACGGCAAGCTGATTCTTGCAGAAGCCATTAAAGTGCTGCAAATGAAGGCGTAGGTGAAAAACGATGAGTAACGTCAAAAACTACACGGAGCAAGGCGGGGAGAGAACCGTAATTGGCGGCACCCTGGAGATTGTGGCGGGCGGGCAGGTGGTCGGCCTTTTTACGCCAGCCGCGTTTCAGGCTGACAGTACGGCGACTACCATAGCGGGGCTGGTGACGGACTTCAATTCGCTTCTGGCTAAGCTAAAAGCCGCGGGCCTTATGGAACAAACCAATGGCTGAGCCGCTGACACTGACGGAAATAAAGGAATACCTGCGCATTGACGGTGAGGAGGAAAATTCCCTTCTCACCGCCTTGCTTTCCGCGGCGATATCTCACTCGGAAAACTATCTGCAAGCGCCGCTGCCCAGTGAAACGCCAACTCCCGTTAAACAAGCCTTGCTGATTTTAATCGGACATTTTTATGAGCAGCGTGTGGGCGAAGATATTCCCAATGTGGTATATGTTCTTCTTTCGCCGTATCGTGCGCATCTTTGGTAGGTGATGTTATGAATCCAGGAGAACTCAACTGCCGCATTACGCTGCAGCAGGAAACCAAAGTGCCTGACGGACAGGGCGGCTATGCGACTGCTTACGCCCCCCGCTCAATCGTCTGGGCTAAAGTCATAGCCGTAACCGCTAAAACAACGGACCAATACGAGCAAATGGTGCCAGAGATATTGCATCGCATCATCATTCGCTATCGTCGCGATGTGGCGGTTACGGACCGGATTCAATACGGCGGTCGTATCTTTGAGCAGATCGGCCCGCCTATTGATGTGGAAGAAAAGCATGCGTTTTTAAGACTGGAATGCAGGGAGGTGGTAGCCGATGCGGCCGACGATTAGGTTTACAGGGATTGATCAATGTATTTCCTTTGGTGATCTCATTTCTACCAATGTCAGTCAGGCGATTGAAAAGGAAACAGAACTGGGAGCCAAGGAAATCCGTAAGCGTGAGCGCTCTTTGGCACCGGTCAAAAGCGGCCTATTGAGAAAAAGTATAGTCAACCGCAAAGGCAAGTATGGAATTTCCCGCATGGTCAGGGCCAAAGCGCCGCATGCCCCGCTACAGGAGTACGGCACCAAACGGGGCGTGAAGGGCAAGCATTTTGCTGAGCGGGCGCGACGGGAGCTACTACCGGGAATTCAGGAGAAGATCCGTTCAGCAGTGCGAAATGAGGTGAGACGGTGAAGCGCTCACCGGTATCGCCGCTCAACAAGGCGATACATGAACGGCTGCGGAGCCAGATGAACGTTGCCGTCTATGATTATGTCCCTGCCGGCAAGAAAGCGCCGTATGTGGTGATGACCGATACGACTGCGCAGAGCTGGGGCACAAAAACGGTGTGCGGCGCAGAGGTTATGGCCACCCTTAAGGTTTTCAGCGAGTACCAGGGAGATAAAGAAGTGGCGTTGCTTTGCGATGCTGCCATTTCGGCAATTCAGACGCAGCCATTGGCGTTAACGGATGCGTGGGAAGTGGTGCTTTCAAGCGTGGACAGCCATATGGTAGAACGTTTGGAAACACACCGTGAAGCGACGTTAACCTTTAAGTTTACGATTATTGATACCAAGGAGTGATGATAAATGGCTTTAATTCCAAGCGATGGCGTGGATTTTCTCTTAAAAGTAAATACAGGGACGAAAGAAACTCCGGTTTGGACGGTGATTGGCGGACAGCGGGGCGCAACCTTGAGTTTGACTGCGGAGCAAATTGATGCCTCCAATAAACAGTCGGGAGCCTGGAAAACTAGTGTGCCCGGCATGATGTCCTGGAGCATTGACGCTGATGCAGTGATGCTTACCGATGTCTCCGGCTTAAGCATTGATGCCGGCAGGGCCAAGCTGCTTACGGTATTTGCCAACAGGGAATTGGTGCATGTGCGGTATGTCAGGAAAGATGGCTCCAAGTTCCAGGGTTATGCGGCTATTACCGATTTGAGTGAGGAATCCCCGCATGACGGCGTGGCAACGTATAAAATTACCTTGGCCGGTGCTGGAGCGCCGGAAGAAGTAAACGGAACCAAACAGGTGGAAACTGCTGAAGTTGTTGGTACCATTACGACCGCCGGCAATGCCACCTTCACAATTACTGCTGCTGGAATGACCGGTTCGCCCAAAGCCATCAGTGTAGCTGCGGCGCTCAATGATTCGGCGGCCGTAGTAGCGCAAAAAGCCCGTGAAGCACTGGCGGCGGACAGCGCAGTAACCGCGAAATTCAGTGTGGGCGGCTATGGAACCATGGTCGAGCTGACTGCTTTAACGGCAGTGGCCAACGACAGCACGCTTAATGTTGCTATTGCCAATGGAACGTGTGCCGGTTTGTCGGCGGCTCCTACTTCGGCCAACACGACCGCGGGAGTAGCTCCGGCAGCATAAATAACAGGGTGCGCAGCATAACGACTGGGCACCCTGTTTTACTATGGGAATCATGGAGGAATGAGAATGACAGGACCTGTGTTTATTACGATGGGCGGCAAGGAACGCCGCCTTCGCTACGATATTAATGCCGCCGCAGAGATGGAAGAACTGATGGGCGGAAAATCCTTGCTTTATGTGATGAGCAATCCCATGGCGGCGGGGTTTTCGGCGATCCGCATTCTGCTGTGGGGCGGCTTAAAGCATGCGGAAAAAGGGATCACCCTGCAGCGGGTAGGGTTGATGATGCAAGAATATATGGAAGCCGGCGGGAGTTTTGGCGAAATGGCTGGCAAGATTGGTGAAGCCATCAAAGCCTCGAAGATTATGGGCGAGAGCTTAGCCGGCGAAGAAACTTCACAAGAGGAGCCTGACGAGGGAAACGAGTAACCACCGTAGCCCAGTGGATCGCCCAGGCCGCACCAGTGGCGTATGGACCTTTGGAGCTAAAACCGTGGGAATTTGGACGGTTAACCTTCGGTGAATTTAAGCAGCTGGCGGACGGCTATCACTGGCGAACCAAGCAGGAGCAGATAGCTACGGCGGGTTTTGTCGCTTCCATTATTAATACCTGCACGTCGCGCGACTTGAAAAAGCCGGTTACGGTGGGCATGCTGCTCGGCCAGGAACCGAAAGAAAAGCAGGTAAAAACGAAAGATCAAGCTAGGGCAGAAATGAAAGACTTGCTATCTACAGTAGGATAACGAGTTGCTGCTGCTACTATGCGGTTGTTGACTTTCATGCACATATTTCAAGAAAAACGAGCATGAAAGTCAATTTATATATGTAAAGCTTTGTTGCGAAAGAGGGGTGAGACGATGGCCGGAAATGCAGCGATGACAATTTTTATTGGCGGTGATAACAGCGACTTTCTAAAAAAATGGGAGAGCACCAGGCGCGCCTTGCGCAAAGGGCTTGGTTCAGAAGCGATGGCAGCGTCAGAAGGCATTGCCACCGGCCTAGCCGCCGCAACCGCAGCCCTTGGCGCATTTGGCGTTGCCAGCATCAAATTAGCGGGCGACATGGATGCCAGCCGAAAAGCACTCACGACGCTGCTCGGCGATGCGCAGGCAGCGGAAAAAATGCTATCCGATCTGGCCACGTTTGCGGCGGATACCCCTTTTGAATTGCCAGGTCTTTTGACTGCATCGAAAAAACTATTGGCCTTCGGCTTTGCGTCGCAAGACATTATTCCGATGCTGGCAGCCATTGGGGACGCGGCAGCGATGTTGGGGATTGGGCAGGAGGGCATTAGCCGCTTAACCAATGCTATCGGCCAAATGCAAGCCAAAGGAAAAGTATCGGCGGAAGAAATGATGCAGCTTGCTGAAGCCGGTGTGCCGGCCTGGAAGTTTTTAGCGGATGCCATTGGCACGGACATCCCCACCGCGATGAAAATGGCCGAACAAGGTGCGATTGACAGCACCACCGGTATCAACGCGCTCTTAATGGGCATGCAGTCCAAGTTCCAGGGCGGCATGGAAGCCATGAGCAAGACTATCCCTGGACTCATGTCGACCATCAAAGACAATGTGGGCATGGTCATGGTCGAAATCGGCGACAGCATCGCGAAGAACCTAAACCTTGTCGAAAAGCTGCAAGACATTGCAGACTGGTTGTCGCAATTTGCTGCGGCAGTCAAAGCGCTCGGGCTGAAAGAAGCTCTGCAAGGCATGATCCCGCCAGAGGTCATCGCCTCGGTGTTTGTCCTTTCCGGCGCGTTATTGGGAGCGGCAGTTCCAGCGCTTGTGGCATTTGGGATTGCGGCCTGGACGGCACTGGCCCCTCTACTACCCTTTATTGCAGCGGGAGCCGCGGTAGGGCTGCTGGCGTACGAAATCTGGACCAATTGGGAGCCACTATCCGAATTGTTCAGCGCTTTATGGGATACGATTACAACCATCTTTACCGATGCCTGGAACGCGATTAACAATACCGTAGATGCCGGTGTAACCTTAGCAACGACTGCTATTACCGATGCCTGGAATGCGGTTTGCGATTTCACGCTTGGTATTTGGAACAGCATTGTAAAGGCTATATCCGAGGCTTGGAACTGGATAACCGGCCTTGTTGAAGATGCGTTGAGTGCGGTAGTCCAGTTCATCGGCGACGGCTGGAACGCGGCTGGCGAAGCCACCTCCAGTGTATGGAACAGCATCGTGGACTTCATCGATGGTGCCTGGGCCAGCATCAAAGAACTGGTTGCGCAGGGCATCAACTGGATTGTAGATAAGCTAAGCCCGCTCAAAAGCTTTTTTGAGCAGTTTGTTCCCGATTCAGTGGGAAACTGGTTTAACAAGGTCACGGAAGGGATCAGTAAAATCGGCGCAGCAGCGGGCAAGTTCAGCTTTGGTTTTAGCCGCAAGGATATATCCGCCCTGCTTCCCCAGATGGCGAAGCCCAATACAAAATTTACAGGGCTGACGAATGCTGTTCAAAGTATCACATCCCCGGTGAGCGGTAGCGGAGCCGATCAAGCGGCGAAAGACTACGAGAAGCTGCAGAAAAAAGCGGAGCAGGCCAGCAAGGCGATCGAAAGAGAATGGCTGCAGCTTACCGCTACACAAATAGATGCCCTCGATGCCTGGTATAACGATGAAATGGGAACCTTAAATGAATCCAAGGATGCCAATGAAAACTACCAGCGCGATGTCATGCGTCTGAATGAAATCTACGCCGCCAAAAAGAAAAAGATTTTGCTGGATGAGCAAAAGGAGAACAACCGGATTGCCGATCAGGCGGCTGACCTAGCCCGGAGTCTTTCCGATAAGCTCGGCGGGCTTGGCCTGACTGGCGTCGATAAGCAGAAGTTTGACATCGCAACCGATGCGACGCGGCAAATAGATGAAGTGCGGAAAAAATACCGGGACCTTTCACTGGAGTATTCCGCCGGCACAGCCGCCCAACAGGAGCAATTTCGGAGGGCTTGGGAAGCCAATGGAATTCAGTTTAACATTACGGAAACGGGCATGGTGGATTTTAGTCGTCAGGCAGCTGCAGAACAGGTGGCCATTGAAGCGGAGAAAAACCAGCGGATAAAAGATTTGCACTACGATCGCGTGAAATTTCAGGAAGAACTGGACAGAGCGCGGTCAGACGGGGACATCGCCAAATTCCAGCAGCTTCTAACTACCGAGCAGGCGATGTTCGCACAAGACTTAGCAGGAAAACAACAATATATTGATGCGTATTATGAAGTTTGGAAAGGGTCTCATGAATCCTCCATGGAGATTATGGCTCAGCAAATGGCCGGTACTTACGATGGCCTGAAAGGCTTTTTCTCAGACATTATTACCGGTACAAAATCCATAGGGGAAGCTTGGCAAGACTTAGGCAAAAGGATTATGAAAATGATTGCGGATATGGCGGCGCAGTGGCTGGCAAGCCAAATTATCATGTCTTTGTTTCCATCATTTGCACCCGCAAAAACACGAGGTGGGATTTCCGGAATTCCCGGACAATATGCTGCCGGAGGCAACTATCCCGGCGGCCTTGCCTTAGTCGGGGAAAAAGGGCCTGAACTTATTAATTTTAATCGGGGCGGCCATGTATTTACCGCAGCGGAAACTAAGAAAATGTTACGTGCCGATGCAAACAATACCAGACCTATGATTATTAATATGAACATCACGACACCGGATGCTTCCAGTTTCCGCCGCAGCCAGTCACAAATCATGGCAGAAGCTAACGCCGCTTTTGCTTTGGGAAGGAGAAATCTCTAAAATGCAAGCTTTTCATGAAGTGCAGTTTCCACCCGATATCTCCTATGGCGTAACTGGCGGTCCGGAGTATTCTACCGATGTTGTCATGACCGGTTCAGGCTATGAGCAGCGTAATATCAATTGGTCCCAGGCAAAATGTAAGTACCAAGCCGCGCATGGTGTTAAAAATGAAAACCAAATGAGAAGGTTGCTCGCCTTCTTCCGTGCGCGGCGCGGCAAAGCGTATGGCTTTCGCTTTAAGGATTGGCTTGACTTTACGGGAAAAAGAGAACTGGTTGGTGTAGGCGACGGAAAAACGATAACCTTTCAACTAATAAAAACCTACATTGATGATGCCGGATATACAGAGGTAAGAAAAATCCGAAAGCCAGTGACAGGGACGGTCAGGGTATATCTGGATGGTGCTGAACAGACTGACGGATGGTCGGTAAACTTCACGACCGGGATTGTCACCTTTGCCGCAGCGCCAGATACAGGGGGTATTATCACTGCGGATTATGAGTTTGATGTGCCTGTTCGTTTTGACACTGATCATTGCCCGCTATCCATTAAGGAGTGGGACATTTATAGCTGGGACAATATTCCGATGGTTGAAATACGAGTATAGGAGAGATTTATGACAACGGCAGCTTCTGTCATACACATCTATAACGGCTCAGTAATGCCTGGCGGTACGGATGGAGATTTGGTTACTGAAACAGCAGTTGGTGGCAATCGAATACTACTCGAATTAAATCGCGGTGCAGAATCAAATGTTGTTCCCTTAGCTGCTCGGGCTACCACTGCCGCTTGTTATCTTGTTCAAATTGCCTCAGACAATGGTAAGATACTGCTATCGATAGATAGTGTTCACTGGGTAAAAGCGATTTTTCTTTTAACTGTGGGAACGAATAATAGCTTGTTTTATATAAAAAGCATTGCAGAACAAGACGAAGATTATGGCGATACTGTATGGAGCTTAAAAGTAGATTATTATGCTCCTGTGTAAGAAAGGAGATTTTATGGGATTGCATTTTTATGTTGGCGGTACAACCGGTGCTCAAAATGGGACGCTTTTATCTGACGGCGATATGACCAACCCCTTAATCTTTGACGGAATGTATCCGGCAGCAGGCGTTACAGTTTCCAAGTCACGCAGCATTCATATTCGGGCCGATGCCGGAGAGACTTGGCATTGGGTGCAAGTGCAGGTGCGCGGAGCATACTCTGCTAATTTTGGTCTGACATCAAATGTTGGTGCGAATGACGGATATCATTCTTCAATCGGTTGTTTATTACTTGCTACTGTTACCGATGTCAACCAACCCATTACGATTTCAGGTTCTTGTTCGGGCAGCGACACGAACTCGCCTGATGTGACGTCTAAACTCGTGGCGTGGGGGTGGAAAGTCTAATGGCACATTTAAACGTATATATGAATGGAACTCCCGGAGGCACAGACGGCGTACTTGCGACAACAGATACGCTCATTGCGGACGGAATTATGTTTCCCAGCAACTTCGGCTCGACTGGCTTTACTGTTATTCCGTTGTGTCTGAGGTGTGATGCGGGTTTTAACGCCCAATCTGTAAAGATTACGACTCCTGCTCCGCAGTTTTTTTGTATTCTTCGCGGTACAACAACCAATACCGACATATTTACTTCCGCGGCGTCTATGTATTCCAATACAGGTTGGACTGCCAATTCATTTACGAATGGCAGTTTTTATAGCGGAATTACTGTTGGTAATACGAATGTTGCCTTTCTGGTGCTTGCAAGCGGCAACTCAACTCTGACAACAGGCATAACTGATTTCTTCACTTTATCTTTTATCGAAGTGGCTGTTTAGTATGGGTGGTGAAATGGTTTGGCTACGACATTAACTATTAGTGGGCGGCGCAATATAAATACGAATACGCAGACGGAATATCAACACGACCTGAAAAGGGTTTGGATTACTGATGGCGTTGCCGTTCGGGGAACCAGAAATATTAATACGCAGGTATCAAGCTTTAATGTATCTGACTTAAAACGCAACTGGCTGTCTGGCGGTTTAGCGCTTAAAGGCACCCGTTTTATCAATACTCAAACGCAGACCGCGTATATTCATGATCTCAAACGGAGTTGGCTTCCAGGCGGACTTAGAGTCATAGGTACCAGAAATATTAACTCAAGTGCATTGCTGTCATATGTCGCTGATCTATTTCGCATTAAGAATGTGACTCTGGAACAATTTTCTGGCGTAATGTATTTACTTCGGAGGATTCTGCAACCCCCGGGAATACCGTGGATGCAAACCGATGTGACTACTATTGCCTGGTGTTGGAAATTAACGTTGCAAGATGGCGAGGTTATGGGATTTACTAACCATGACAGAGACCTTGTTATCAATAACATAACCTACGAGGCGAGCAGCGGCTTTGAGCCAACTGCTGTGGATACAACAAACGATATGGCAACCGATAATCTTGATGTAACTGGCATGCTCGACAGCGACCGTATTAAAACGACCGATATAGCAAACGGACGTTTTGACTTCGCCGAAGTCGAGATTTTTTTATGTAATTGGGCAAAGGTGACCGATCCTGTGCTGTTTCTGAGACGGGGTACCATTGGCCGTATTTCACATGGGAAAAACGGTTTTCAGGCCGAAGTTCGCGGTTTGCTGGAAGCTTATCAACAAGCAGCGGGATTAGCGTATCAAAAACAATGCCGGGCGCAGTTTGGCGACAGTCAATGCGATTTGAATAAAGCCGCCTACACTTTTACAGGTACGGTAACTTCAATCTCCCAGGATGGTTCTTTTTCAACCAATCTCACGCAAGAAGATGATTATTTTAGTTATGGCGTGATTCGTTTTGACCGAACCGGCGAAGAAATGGAAGTTAAAAAATATAGCCAAGCCGGCGGCAGCATTTCACTGTTCTTGCCGGTCTTAAGTTTTGCAGTCGGAGACACGTTTTCTGTTTCCGCGGGGTGTGACGGGAATTTTTCTACTTGTAAAACAAGGTTCAGCAACGTTTTTAATTTTCGGGGAGAGCCATTTATTCCTGGTAATGACTTAATGGCATCCTATCCCGGAAAGCAAGACTCAGCAACTGTTCCGGAAAGTCAGGCGAATAATCCAGAGAATTTGAGGTGGGGAGGAAGTGGATAGAGATGAAACGACAAGACATTATTATAGAAGCAAAAAAATGGTTGGGGACGAAATGGCAGCATCAGGCCAGCTTAAAGCAAGTTGCCTGTGATTGTGTCGGCCTAGTGCGCGGTGTATATCGCGAGCTTACAGGGATAGACGTCAATATTGCTATTGATTATCCCGCTACCTGGCACTTATTCAAAAAAGAAGAACGCCTGTATGCTGAAGCGAAAAGACACATGGTGGAAATCAGAAAGGACGAAGCCAGGCCGGGAGATGTGCTTGTTTTTGGGTTTTATGATCATCCGGCTAGCCATGTTGGCATATTGACTTCCCCTGATACCTTTATTCATAGCTATCAGGATATTGGACAAGTCATTGAAACCCGCTTGGACGATGCTTGGAAAAAGCGACTGCGTTTTGCTTTCTCCTATCCTGGAGTTCTGGACTAATGGCGACTCTACTTTTAGCAACCATTCCTGCCAATGCCTTTTGGAGCGCTGCTTTAACAATGCTGGGCGGCTATATTGACAGTAAACTCTTTGGCCCCCACGTTACGCAGGAAGTCGGCAAAATGAGTGATTTGCAGATGCAGACTGCTTCCTACGGCGCACCAATTCCTCTGATTCTTGGGACCTGCCGCTCGACAGGCAATGTAATATGGTCTACCAAATTTGTGGAGCATACAAAAACAGAAAAACAAGGCGGTAAGGGCGGCGGAGGGGGCGTAACAACTACTACGTATTCTTATACTGTCAGTTTTGCTGTGGGTATTTGCCAGGGGCCAATAACTGCGATCGGACGCGTTTGGGCTGATGGTAAATTGGTTGACTTGGCAAAGTATCAGCATACTGTCTACCTTGGCGGCGATACGCAAACTCCAGACAGCTGGATGGAAGCGGTAGAAGGTGCGGGAAATGTTCCTGCCTTCCGTGGGTTAGCTTATATTGTCTTTAAAGATCTTGCCATTGGCGATTTCGGCAACCGTATACCGTCATTCAGTTTTGAAGTAATTAGGCAGATCAATAATGTAAAAGCTTTGGTGGAAACAGTCTCGCTTAGTGCGGGATTAAATTATACCGATATTGATGCGTCAGATCTTGAGGAACTTGCTATAGCCGGAATTGCTTCCGCCGGAGACCAGACGCGAAGGAGTATCATTGAACAACTGCAGGCCGTATTTCTCTTTGATGCTATTGAGCGTAGCGGCAAGATTGTTTTTAAACGGAGATATGCAAATACCGTCTATGAAATACCGGATGAATATTTAGGAGCTTATGAAACGTCTCCTCCTAATGAGCCATATACCCTGCAATACAAAGATGAACGTGAGCTGCCGCGCAGACTAACCATTAACTATTTGTCCAAAGACAAGGACTATCAGCAGGGAACAATGTCAGCCTACAGACAAATTACACAGAGTAAAAATGAGCAGACCGTCAGTGTTCAAATGGTTCTGGCAGATACCGATGCTAAAGAACTTGCTGAAGTGCGGTTGTTTGAAGAGTGGCAGAATCGAAAAACATTGTCCCTGACACTTTCCAATCAATTTGGTTGGTTATTGCCGGGTGATATATTAAAAGTTCCTATTCAGGAACAAAAGCAAAATTTCATGATTACCAAAACAACGTATGGAAAGCCTGGATTAATAAAAATAGAAGCGGTAGCTACCACCCAACAAGTATACACCTCTGTTGGCAGAGTGGTGGATTCTGAAACAAATCCCTCGATTCCCCCTGCTCCGGGGAATGTGTCCATATCCTTATTCGATTTGCCTCTTCTTCCCAGCGAAACGTCTGCTGAGCGGATGTTCGCAGCTTGCACCTCAGACGGCGCCTTCTATGGCGCTAACCTATTTCGATCCAATGATGGCGGCGGAACGTGGAGCTATGTTGGGCAAGTGACACAGAATGCTGTTGTTGGGACAACCATAACCGTCCTACCGCCTGGCAACAGTGTTACATGGGATGAAGCGTCTACTGTAGACGTTACACTTAGCCATGGGACGCTGGAGAGCCGCCCCGCTGGGGATGTGTTAAATTATTTCAATGCCGCATTAATTGGTGCGGAGATTGTGCAGTTTAAGCAGGCTTCTCTAATTGCCGCTAATACCTACCGGTTGTCAGGCTTATTGCGCGGCAGGCTGGGCACGGAACATGAAGTCGGCTGTCATATTGCCAATGAACCGTTTCTTATGCTCAATTCGCTGCAGTCGATTTCTTTTCCGACATCAGAGTGGCACATGGACAAACTTTATCGGATAGGACCGTCTACCTTGCCGATAACTGATGAGAAATATCGAGACTATACGGTTAACCTGAATGGGCTTGGGGCAAGGCCCTATTCGGTTTGCCATGTTAGTGGTTTCAAAGATGGGACGGGTTCTTTAACAGTTTCATGGGTTCGCCGCGCAAGAATGAATGGCGATTGGAAGCCATACACGGATGTGCCGGTGGGTGAGAATAGTGAGACGTATCAGGTGGATGTAGTTTCAGCGGATGGGAACATCAAAAGAACCATAACCGTAAACGAGCCTAAAGCCGTGTATTCAGCCAACGAGCAAATCGCCGATTTTGGCAGTTTACAAGCAGTGGTGCGCGTACGGATTTATCAGATGTCTGAAGTGTATGGCCGGGGAGTCGTAAAGGAGGAGATTTTGTGAGTACAAATAACACGCCAAGACTGGGGCTTCCCTATATCATTGCCAGTCAAGCGCAAAAGGAAGTAATCCATAATGATGCGCTGAATCTCATTGATTTACTGGTGCAGCCGGTGATAAAGGGCAGAACGAATATTCCGCCGGCGTCGCCAGCCGAGAGTGATGCATATATTGTGACCACAACCGCGACTGGTGCATGGATAGGGAAAGAAAATCAAATCGCATGGTTTATCGGCGGCGCTTGGCGCTTTATTGCTCCGTTTGAGGGCATGTGGTTTTGGTCGGTTGCTGACGCAAGAGATTATGTTTATCATGGGAATGCCTGGCTGGCAAAATAGTGTTTAACAGTATGCTGGGTTATGAAACCGATCATTAAAAGTTTTATGTTTGATATAAAGGGGGGATGAGAAATGATTGAGTATACTCAAATAGAGCTGCGCATCATGGCTTTGTTTTCAGCCATAGGCGCAGCTTTTTCCTTTCTTGTCGGCGGTGTCGACAAGTTGATTACGGCACTTCTCATTTTTGTTGTACTTGATTATGTGACAGGATTAATTGCGGCGTGGAAGACGGCTACGCTCAATAGTAAAAAAGGCTTTGAGGGGATAAAGCGCAAGGTTGTTATGCTGCTGATAGTCATTTTGGCTCACTGGATTGATGTCAGCATATTTGGAGTTAGCACCTGCAGGTCCATGGTCATCTTTGCGTACCTGGGTAATGAAGGTTTGAGCATCGTTGAAAACTTGGATCGTATGGGGTATAGCGAGTATATTCCCGCTTTCATTCGGGATAAACTGGTGCAGCTAAGAAGCGAAAAGGAGTCTCTCCGAAAAGAACCATAACGGCCGGTTTGATCTGCCTATTGATTTTTCTTTCTGCATAAAATGACGCTGAAAATATGCAGAAAAGAAGCGGGTAATAAAGTGAACGAAGGGAGATGCTGAATATGAAAGTGGTAATCGATCCTGGGCATGCGGGCCGAAATATTGATCCTGGCGCGGTAAATGAAACGACGGGCTTACAGGAAGCGGATGTTGCGCTGATGATTTCGCGGCTAGTAGAAAACTACCTATCTAATGTAGGGTATGAGGTGAAACTGACCCGGACCGAATGGGAGCAAGCAGAAACGGATGATCTAAGCTATCGGACGGCTCTGGCAAATGGCTGGAGCGCCGATATTTTTATTTCTCTTCATTGCAACAGCGCATCAAACCCGAGTGCGGAAGGCTATGAGGTTTGGACCTCGCAGGGAAATACACTCGGGGATAAACTTGCGACATGCCTATATGGGCAAATTGCTGCCGAGTTTCCCGATCGGGCCGGCAGAACGGATTACTCTGATGGCGATCCCGATAAAGAGTCGCGTTTCTATGTCTTGGTCCATACCAACGCTCCTGCCTGTCTGGTGGAAATGGCGTTCATTTCAAACGATGAGGAAGTAGCCTTGTTGGCGGACGCAGCATGGCAGGACCGGTATGCGAGAGCGATTGCGCGGGGAGTGACTGATTATTTTGCAGCGATGGAGGGATGAGGTATGATCCAGGTGTTCCAAACGTGGATAACTGCCTTTAAGCAAAACAAATGGATGATCATGCTCGCTGTTTTCTTCCTATCAATAAGCGCGATGCTTTTCTGGTTTTGGCAGCGTACCCAAAAAGTAGAGGAACAGTACCGACAGGCAGTGGTGCTGCAGCAGGAACAGCTGGAGCAGGCACAGGAACTTGGCAAAGCCCTTCACATCTCACAGAAGAACGCTAAGGAACTGCAGGCGGCTTATGATGAACTGAAAGCTAAGCCGCCTGTTGCCAGTTTTACCGTAAACGCGCCATCGCTAGAGGTTGCGGCTGCGCAGGTGGCGGAAAGGATCAATAAGCAGGATGTAACCTTGCCGCCTGCCGTGCTGGAAAAGACCGACCGGACAGCAGTGGTCAAAAACGATACGGACTACAAGGTGGATGTACTGAAGATCAACCTGGACAAGTCTTGGGAGCTTTCCGCAGGGGTAGGTAGCCACAGTGGGGATGTCTATATTCCGGTGGGTGTGCAACGAAATTATGCTTCGAATAAGGCCTTGGCTGCTGAAGTGCATCTAGTGCCGGAGGATTTGGCAAAGGGAAAAATAAAGACCTCCGGCTGGGAGGTCAAGCATGTGTGGCGCTATTAAGGCGGCGGATACTACGCAAAGAAAATCTAAGATACAGGTCGGGCAGATAACAATTTGTCCGACCTATATTTTTTAAGGGTTTCTGTTTGGGCAGACTGGTTGTTTATTGCCTGGAAACGGTTGTATTGCTTGACTTATCAAGCTTGTAGAGTGATATATGGTGTTACAAAATTAGGAAGGAGGATTTCTATGAAAGCCTTAATTTCAAACTCGACGATCGACATAATCGGAAAGGGAATATTCAGTAATGGTGAAGATATTCTGGCTACCGTTAGGGCTTATTGGAAAGCAATAGGCGATGAATTTGCGGAAGGAATGTTTATGTTTCGCTCAATTTTAGGGGTACCAGTTTCTAAAGAAACAATCATTGTAGGGGATTTAGGCAGATTCGAAGTCGTATGTGCCAACCAATCTGTGAATAAGCAGTTTTGGGAAGTGGCGGTTCGCAAAGAAACCGCTGCAAAATTGCAAAACCAAGGAGGAGAACACTAGATGCGAGTAAAGGCAATTCAAGCGATAGAACCAAAGAAGGTGAATAAACTAAAAGTATGCGCCTATGCAAGGGTTTCAACGGATGAAGAAAGCCAAGGCCGTTCGCTTGAGAATCAAGAGACCCATTATAAAAATGCCATAGCAAGAAATCCAAGTTATGAATTTGTCGGAGTATATACTGACCAAGGAATATCGGGATATTCGGAAAATAGACCTGGATTTCAAAAAATGCTTGATGAAGCACGGAATGGAAACATAGATTTAATTATCACTAAATCTATATCAAGATTTGCAAGAAATACCGTAACCATTCTTAAAGTTGTAAGAGAACTAAAAAGTTTAGGGATCGCTATTTTTTTTGAAGAGCAAAATATTAATACATTGTCACAAGAGGGAGAACTATTAATGACTACAATGGCTGCTTTTGCAGAAGAAGAGAGCAAGGCTATGAGAGACAACTTGAAATGGACTATCCAGAAAAAATTTGAACGAGGAGACATTATGATTAATACAACCCGGTTCCTCGGTTATGATTTGGACGAATATGGCGATATGGTCATTAATCAGGAACAGGCAGTTTTAGTAAGAAAAATTTTTCAAATGTATCTGGACGGAATGGGCTTCTTCAAGATAGCAAAGGAGCTTAACCGTGAAAAAATACCGACAATAACGGATGCTAAATGGGGTGATAGTACTATCAAAGGGATTTTAACTAATGAGAAGTATAAGGGAGATTACCTTTTGCAAAAGTATTATACGCCTGAAGGGAAAAGACATCAGACTACGAGAAATCGTGGTGAATTGCAAAGTTATTATATTAGTGAGAACCATCCAGCTATCATAGCTCCGGAGGATTGGGAAAAAGTCCAGCTTCTTATGAAGGAACACGCTAAGAAAAAAGGAATCGACTATGAAAATCTTGATAAATATCAAAACAGATATCCACAAACTAGCATGTTGGTATGTCCATATTGCGGGAAAAATTTGCGGAGAAGATATGTTTATGACAAAAAAGTACAATGGATTTGCAGTACCTATATTTTAGACGGAAAAAATGTTTGCAAAGGTGTAAGGATAGATGACGATTGGATAAAGAAACAAAACATTAGCAAGCCGACAGTTGTTGAAGAAGTAACCGTAAGAGATGAAAAACGGTACCGTTTAACTGAAAAGGACCTCTTTGATTTGTTGGAACAGGAGCGTAAGCAGTATGCGAGTAAAAAAGATTGAACCAAAAGATGAAGAAAAAAAGGTTAAAGTATGCGCATACATTCGTGTATCAACATTGCACGACAAGCAATTAGGGTCCTTGGATAATCAAAGATTATATTATGAAAACAAGATCAGGAATAATCCTGATTATGAATATTGCGGCATTTATTGTGATACCGGGGTTTCTGGGTCAAAGGAAAACAGAAAAGGACTGCAGAGTATGATGGCAGATGCTAGGGCTGGAAAGATAGATCTGATTTTAACAAAATCAATATCAAGATTTGCCCGCAGCACGAGAATTGTACTGAAATATGTTAGGGAATTGCAACAACTAGGCGTCGCTATAGAATTTGAGGAGCAGCAGTTAAATTCATCAACGGCCAACGGAGAAGTAATGCTGACCATAATGGCATCCTTTGCTGAAGAAGAACGGAAAAATATATCTGAAAACACAAAATGGTCTATGAGAAAAAAGTTCAAGCAAGGAGTAGTGCTTCTTGATACGAACAGGTTCATGGGATATGTAAAGGATAAAGACGGTAAATTGGTTGTTCAGAAAGAAGAGGCGGAAGTGATCAAGTTAATTTACAAAAGATATTTAGAAGGAACGTCCGCTTACAGAATTGCCAAAGAGCTTAATGCCCTGGAAATACCTACAGACAACGACTACGAGTGGTCGGGACAAAGGATTATTAGAATAATTTCAAATGAAAAGTATAAAGGCGACTGCTTGCTTCAAAAAAAGTTTGTGTCCGAATACAAAGGGAAGCTGCAACCGAATCGTGGAGAAATAGAACAGTACTATATTAGGAACGACCATGAAGCGATTGCATCCAAAGAGGACTGGGAGAAGGCGCAAATATTGAGGGCATCCAGGAAACGAAAAACTTATCCATTCAGCGGGATTTTACATTGTCCGTATTGCGAAGCCACACTGATCAGGCATAAAAAATGGAAGGAAAAGTATGATTGGGTGTGTGCGACATATTTAACGAATGGCAAGAGCGTTTGCAAAGGGATAAAGGTGCCAGAAAGTGCTCTTGAGGGAATGGAATTTACAGAAAATATTGTAGTTGGGGAGATAGATAATCATGGAGAAAAAAGTTACTCCTTTACCTCGCAAAAGGATTATAAAAGAACAAAGCCGCAAGATGAAAGTAGCGGCATATTGCCGAGTGTCAACAAGCAGCGAAGAGCAGCTGTTAAGTTATATAAATCAAGTGACTTACTATGAACAATATATCAAGGAGCATCCGGACTATATTTTTTCAGGGATATATGCTGACGAAGGCATATCAGGAACAGGTTTAAAAAAGAGAGATGCTTTCAGTCAGATGATGACGGACTGTGAAGCAGGGAAAATCGATATGATTATAACCAAATCGGTATCGAGATTCGGCAGGAATACCGTAGACTGCTTAAAGAGCATTAGAAAACTGAAAGAATATGGAGTAAATGTTTTATTTGAGAAGGAAGCGATAGAAACCATGAAAGCAGAGGGAGAATTGCTTCTTACAATAATGATGGCTTTATCACAAAATGAAAGCAAGGTTCAATCCGACAACGTAAAATGGGGACTTCGCAGAAGATACGAGCAGGGCAGTGTCAAAAGCATACCAAGCGGGAAATTTTTAGGGTATGACAAAGACCAGGCGGGGGACCTCATAATAAATGAGGAGCAAGCCAAAATCGTAAAGAGAATTTATAAGGAATTTCTGATGGGATACGGCTATTGCAATATCGCAAACCGCTTGACTAAAGAAGGAGTTCGCACTGAACAGAATAAGAATAAGTGGTCATGGAGTGTTATTAGAAAAATACTTGCTAATGAAAAATATAAAGGAGATACGCTTTGCCAGAAAACATACAACGCTGATTATCTGACAAAGAGACGAGCAAAGAATAAAGGCGAGCTTCCACAACCATATTTTCACAACACTCATCCGGCAATTATAGATAGAAGCCAATGGAAATGTGTACAATTTGAACTAGCAAGGCAGAAAAAATTCACAGGAGATCATTACACATCAAATTGTCATAAAAATAATGAACGGTTACCAATGACAAGCAAAATGACTTGCAAGCATTGTGGATGCACATTTGTAAGAAGAGAATATTTCAAGAAAGAACTGCAACATCAAAGATATTGGTGTTGTGGTTCTTTTTATAAAAAGGGCTGGGAGCGAAAACGGGATAACGTTAATCTATCCGATGACAGGCCAACGAGCTTATTTGTAGAGGCATGGAATTATCTCATTGAGTATCAACACGACATAGACCTAGAAGCCAAAGACGATGAATCAGTTTTAGAAAAATACCGTAAGGAACAATTAATATTGCTAATGCAGAAATACGGCAGGATTACAGAATTTGATTACCCGCTTATGTTACAGACACTTGACCATATAGAAATAGCTAATGATGGAATTGCAACAGCTATATTTCTTGCGGGAATTCAAGTGAAAATTGATATTTGAAAGGAGCATAGCCATGGCGCGAAGAATTACAGTAATCCCCTCACAGCGGCAGCAGCAGGAAATCGCAGAAGAACCTAAAAGTAAAAAGGTAAGGGTTGCCGCATACTGCAGGGTTTCAACGGACCAAGAAGAACAGCTATCCAGTTATGAGAATCAGATAAAATATTACAAGACGATGATTGAAGAGCATCCTGAATATGAATTGGTAGATATTTATGCGGACGAAGGAATATCGGGAACCAATACAAAAAAGCGGGCAGAATTCAACCGGATGATAAGCGACTGTAGAAAACGCAAGATTGACAGGGTTGTTACAAAGTCGATATCAAGATTTGCTAGAAATACATTGGATTGCCTGAATTATGTTAGAGAGCTGCAAGCCTTGAATATAGCGATAATTTTCGAGAATGAAAATATTAATACATTGGATGGGCAGGGTGAAGTCCTTATTACTATTCTCGCAAGCCTGTCGCAGAATACTTCCAAACAAATTAGTGATAATACCAAGTGGGGCATCCATAGAAGATATGAGCAGGGCCAATTTAAAATAAGTACAAAGCGGTTTCTTGGGTATGATCATGATGAAAACGATAAAATGGTAATAAATAAAGGACAGGCAAAGATTGTTAAAAGAATCTATGAAGAGTATCTGTCTGGGAAAACCACGGATTATATCACAAGAATACTAATTAAAGAAAGAGTGAAAAACTGGAATGGAAGCACAATATGGCACACAACGACACTCCAGAGTATTCTTGGAAACGAAAAGTACATGGGTGACGCTATTTTGCAGAAAGGATACACAGTAGACTTCTTGACAAAGAAGAGAGCGAAGAACGAGGGACAACTGCAAAGCTTTTATGTAGAGGAAAGCCATGAAGCAATAATTGAACCGAATATGTGGAAATGCACACAGTTAGAAATGAAGCGCAGGAAGATGTATTTAGAGGAACATGGAATTTTATCATATGGAATAAATGTAGAAAGAAATCCATTCTCTTCAAAAGTTATCTGCGGTGAGTGTAACAAAGCTTATTCAAGAAAAGGATGGAAAACTCAATATGGAACAAGACTGGTATGGCAATGCGCGGAGAGGTATAAAATTAAAGGAACCGTTGGATGCATCAACCGTCATGTTGATGAAGAAACCTTGCATCAGGCATTTGTCATGGGATGGAATAGCCTGGTGAGCGAGAAGGAGAAACACAAAATAAGATGGAAAGAGCAGCAGGGGATTGAGGATTTGCTTGTAAAATATAGAGCCGCAGAATTTCTGAAGCTAATTGATGAGGTTGGTATAGTTTCGAAAATGAACACAGACCATATGTTGGAAACTCTTGAATGCATAAAAGTATTTGAAGATGGGCGTTTAGCAATTAGTTTTTTAGATGGGTCTGAAGTTTTACTTCAAGGAGAATAGTTGAATTGGCTGGAGAGTAAAATCTCTGGCCTTTTTTTATTGTTGAAAAATAAATTGGAAAGATGTATACTGAAAATTAGCAAATAATTGTAATTGTTTTAGTGGCAGTTTAATACGGAACGACTTATAAAATTGGAGAATTAATATGATAAACCTACATGATCAAATGAATATGCTCATGAAGAAAAGGCCGATTTTTCATTCCGAAGCAGATTTTCAATTTGCATTAGCTTGGGAAATCCAGAAGGCATATCCGGATGCAAATGTAAGATTGGAATATTGCCCTGCAAAATATCCTAATATGCACTTAGACATGCTTGTAAAAATAGGTGAAATGGGCTTTCCAATTGAATTAAAATACAAAACGTTAATGACACAGATGGAAGTGGATGGGGAATATTATAACCTTAAAAATCATGGAGCTCAGGATTTAGGTAGATATGATTATTTGATTGATGTTGAAAGAATCGAATTGTTAAAAAATACAATTAGCACGTTTGAAAAAGGTTATGCAATTATGCTTTCAAACGATCCATCATATTGGGTTGTTCCAAGAAGCTCAAAGGAAACTGTTTGTGACTCATATCGAATCCATGAGGGATGTAAAAAGAGCGGCACCTTGAGTTGGATTGGCAATCCAGGAGCCGGTACAATCAAAAACAGAGAAAGATCAATAAATTTGGCAGGTGATTACATGCTTCAATGGAAAGAATACAGCAAGTTATCATCTGCGAGAAATGGTACATTCCGATATTTATTGTTGGAGGTGGGGAAGTGAGTTCGTTAGGCTTAAATCAAAGTTATATGAAGATAACTAAGGAAGAAAAAATGCAAGAATGCTATTCGAAGGCAAAAGAATATTTGTTGGAAATTACCCCGCCAGAATTACAAGGAAATGAAGTTCAGAAGTACTTTAATGTTAAAAAGACATTTGAAACAAAGAATGAGCTTTTATATGGATTGCTCGGCTCATTGCAAAACAGTCAGATGATGCCAAACGTAATTGGATTGTGGAATGATGATAGGAAAGATTTTTTTGAACAGATTTTTTATCACTACGATGTTGAGAAAATTTTACAACAATACAATTCGGATTCGTTGTTTGAAAAATTCTGTGATACGTTTACGGTTAAAAATACAAATAGTAAAAGCAATCTATGGAAACGGTATTCTAAATCTGTAATTTCAGCAGCAAAATTTATTAATCAATTTAAGTCTGCAGAGGACTTCGACAAGTTTATATCCAGCTTTTCTTATAACAGTTTATCATCAGCAGCATTGCCACTGATATTAGAAAAAGAAGTATTTGGTTTAGGATTTCCTTTGGCTTGTGATTTTTTAAAGGAATTAGGATATGACCAATATCCTAAGCCGGATATTCATATAAAAGAAATTTTCTATGCATTTGGCTTTTGTGAAAATAGCGATTATGAAGCCTACAAAGCCGTAATAGAAATGGCTCATGTATGTAATGACACACCATACAATATAGACAAAGTCTTTTGGCTTATAGGATCTGGTCGGTTTTATTTACATAATATTGAGATAGGTAGAAACAAGAAGGAGTTTATTGATAAATTCCAAAAATATTTATGCCAGTAG